CATTACAAAAATCTAAGGGTGAGGATTATCAACATAGTGTTTCGAGCGTTCGACAAGCAGATTATTACCCGCGCGGGATAGAGACAATTTATGAAGTCATGAACATGAAAATGCTCAGACTTCGCTCTCTTATAGATTGGTTAAAAGCCAATCCTAATGCGGACGTAAATCACGAGTCAATGAAAGATTCGTGTGTAGATCTTATTAACTACGCATCATTTCTTGCGTCATATCTTGATAAAGGTATTGATGGTCAGCGACCTAACACGGACGCATTCAATGTTGAATATGAAGCCACACCGACAGGTACACTGACCTGGACTTCTCCCCCAGAAAAAGCCTATGAATCTGCAATAGAACAAAATATTTCAATGTTTTCTAAATTCCCAGGTAGTCTAGTTGAACAAGCACAGGCAATACTTGATGAAGCAGATGCTAATTCAAGATGAAAGTTGGATTAACAGCTTCTGCATTTGATCTGTTACACGCAGGACAAGTATCAATGCTTAGAGAAGCAAAAGATCAATGTGACTATTTGATTTGTGCCTTAGATATTGATCCATCCCGCGACAGAGAAGAAAAGAATAAACCAGCTCAAAGCGTTGTCGAAAGACAAATACAACTTGAAGCTGTTAAATATGTGGATGAAGTAGTTTGCTATGATTCCGAAAAAGCATTAATTGATATTATTGAATTAAAACAAATTGACGTTAGAATTTTAGGAGAAGAATATAAAGACAGGGATTTCACCGGTAGAGAACGTTGTGAAACCCTAGGAATTGAATTATATTTTAATAAGAGAAACCATAGGTTTTCCTCTTCGGAATTAAGAAATAGGATTAAAAAAATTGAATAGAGCTCAAGGTAGAACGATCGGTGAAGGCTTAAAAAATCTTCGAAAGATTTTATTAAATCAAGGATATGAGATTTCAACAGAAAAATGGCAGGGCAAAGCAGATCCACCAGTTTTCATTGAAATTCTTCACGCTGATTTAGTTGCAAAAATGTCAGACTCGTATCAGAAGGCATCTGACTCGGTTGATGCCATGCAGCCCTGGGCGGATGAGCATTTTGCAGAACGGGTATCTGGGGTTCCTTATAATCCGCCCCCATCACATGAACGTTGGTTGATGAAGACAAATGAATATCTAAGTAAAAATGAAGCATTTAGTCATAGTTATCCAGAACGTATGTGGTGCGATATTACAAAAGATGGTATTAGATTTAAACAAGGTAATTTAGATACAGCGGTAGCTCTTCTTAAAAATGAACCCACAACTCGACAGTGCTATGTTCCAATGTGGTTCCCCGAGGATTTAACGGCATCATTAGAAGGTGAACGAGTTCCGTGCACGTTTGGTTGGCATTTCATGCTTCGAGGAAAAGAATTACATTGCGCGTATCATATGCGCTCGTGTGACGCGGTTCGTCACGTACATAACGATTTATTCTTTGCAAACGCATTAACATTATGGATGATTGAGGAAGCAGGATTAGATGCCACACCAGGTTATCTCCACTTCTCGTCTTCATCCTTTCATTGCTTTGCAAATGATAGATTTGCTCTAGAACAGTTGGTAAAATAATATGTGTGGATTTATAGCTTGGAAACAACCCGGTCTTAATCATAGAAATATAGCGGGTGTTGTCCGCGAAATGGATTACAGGGGCCTTCCAGAATTTACGGGTTCAGGTAGATATGGTGATGCTCAGTTTGGTCATGTCAGTCTTCCGTTCACTAATTTAGACCCAGAGGTAGCAATACAACCGATCTATCATGGTGCAGAAGGTATACCAAATGTCTTTGTTGGGGAGATATTTAATTGGAAATTCCTCAACGATGACTTCTTAGAATGGAAAGTTAGATCCGATGCTGAATTCTTTGTTAGAGATTTTCATTTTCATAATTACGGAAATCAAAAAATAGATCTTAATTACATGCATAACTATGACGGTTTTTGGTCGTTTGCAACTATTCTCAAAGATAAGTTATTTGCTTGTACCGATTACCTATCCCAAAAACCGGTTTATTATAGAACAGATTTGAATGTGGTTGCATCTGAAATTGATGTACTTAAAAATCTTAAGGGCGTCACAAGAAATGAATTATTTCATTCGAACGTATTAAAATGGGGATATAATCCAGGACCAGAATCCCCATGGAACGAAATTAAACAAATCCCGCCAGGTCATTATTATCTTGATGGTGTAATCACAAAATATTGGGATTGGGAGCGCGTAGATTTTTCTGAAAATGACTCTCTAGAAGATATATTAAAAGAATCCGTTAAAAATAGACTTACGGGAGAACGAGAAGTAGCAGTGCTCCTTTCTGGTGGTATTGACTCAACGATCATATATAATCTTATAAAAGAAATTCATTCAGAAGAATGGAAATATGGTGATGAAGATATTCCTATAACAGCTATACATGCTGAGAATAATGAATCTCATTATGCGGAACTTGTTACTAAGGATCTTTTAATCGTTACATTTGATAAAGTGTCAGATGAAAAAGCAATTAAAATCCACCAAACCCCAGTTGACCTAGGTTCAGTGAAACCTCAAATAGCAATGGCCGAAGAACTTAAAAAACTAGGCTTCTATGCTGTTATGACTGGTGATGGTGCTGATGAGTTATTCGGCGGATATCGAAGAGCAAAAGAATATGATTCTCAACATTCAGATATATTTTTAGAGCTCCCATACTATCATCTACCAAAACTTGATCGAACTATGATGAGATCAACGGTGGAATTAAGAGCACCATTTTTATCACCAAAGGTTATTAAATATGCTCTTCGAGTACCATATGAAAATAGAATGGGTGATAAAGAAATGCTTAAAAGTGTATTTGAATCCTATGTCCCACAAGATATTCTTTTGCGGGCCAAGAAACCTCTTAAGATCCCAGGAATTAAAAAATTCCCAATGGAACAAAGATTGACTAATAATCGAATTTGGAAGGAAATGTATAATGGCTAAATATGATCAAGGCGGTGGATGTGCGTGTGGATTACATAAAGAATGTATGTGCGATTTAATTTTACCCGATAAAATCATGACGTGGGACCAAAAATATATGGGACTTGCAAGAGAAGTCTCGAAGTGGTCTAAAGATCCTTCTAGTAAAATTGGCTCAGTTGCAGTATCAAAAACGGGTCAAGTTTTAAGTATGGGTTATAATGGATTTCCCCGAGGTATAGCAGACTCTGAAGAAAGATTGAATGATAGACCGACGAAATATAAATTGGTTGTTCACGCAGAAATGAATGCCATATATAATGCATCTTGGTACGGTCTTTCTTTGAATGGAGCAACTTTATATGTCTACGGATTACCGGTTTGTTCAGAATGTGCAAAGGGTATAATTCAAGCAGGAATTAAAAGAGTAGTTCTTCCAAAACCTACTGTTGATTTTGAACGATGGAGAGAATCCTGGGAGTTCACAACTATGATGTTTGAAGAGTCCGGCGTTAAATGGGAATATTTAGTAGAATGAATATAACAATTGTAGGTCACGGATTTGTTGGAAAATCCCTAGAATATGCGCTAGATGTTCGAGGTAATAATATTGATATTATAGACCCAAAATATGGAACAGATTTAGAAGATATTAAAGCAGATCAAGATTTCATATTTGTGTGTGTACCTACTCCTATGAGTGCTGATGGATCAGTGGATTCTAGTATTGTTCTTGATATAACCCAAAAATTAGTATCAACTACTATAATGACAAACATTGTGATTAAATCAACAATACCACCAGACGACGCAAAATCGTTATCGTCAAAATCGTTTAGAGTAGTTTATAATCCGGAATTTTTAACAGAACGAAATGCAATTGAGGATTTTATTAATCCTATATTTCATATTCTTGGTGGAGTAGATTATGGATATTGTGTTAAGGTGTTTGATCTATATCAGAATCATTCTAGATGTAGACCGTGTGAAGTATTTTATATGAGTGCAGAAGAAGCAAGTTTTGTGAAGTATGGAATTAACACGTATCTCGCATCAAAAACACTATGGTTTAACCAATTTAAAGACGTTATAGATAATAGAAGTACTGGAAACTTTAATAAGGTAATAAATGCGATAGGATCTGACCCTAGGGTTGGATATAGTCACACACAAGCCCCAGGTTTTGACAATAAAAGGGGATTTGGCGGCTCATGTTTTCCAAAAGATAGCAAAGCTTTTGCTAAATTTGCAAAAGATGAGTTTACAGTACTAAATGAGGTAATCCTAGCCAATAACGCGTATAGACGCGATTACTCCATGGATTCTCGAGAAATAGAACAAAAAGTAAATTTTAAGGAATAAAAATGGGATTAATGGATAAAATCAAAAAGACGAGCGTACTTAAACATTCCGCCGTCCTAACAGAATCAAAGGTGTTTAAAAATCTTGATATCGTAGACACCGGTGTGCCTATGATTAATGTAGCATTAGGTGGTACTATTAATTCAGGAATTGCAGCAGGAGTTACTGTTTTTGCTGGACCTTCAAAACACTTTAAAAGTAATTTCGCATTGTTAATCGCCGCAGCGTTTTTAAGAAAACATGGTGAAGATGCAGTTCTTCTATTCTATGATTCTGAGTTCGGATCTAAAGAATCTTATTTCCAATCATTTGGAATTGACCCGAACCAAGTGTATCATTCCCCTGTAACAACAATCGAAGAATTAAAATTTGACATTGTACGTCAGCTTAAAGAAATAGATCGCAAAGATAAAGTGATAATTATTCTTGACTCTGCAGGTAACATTGCATCGATGAAAGAAACTGATGATGCTGAGGCAGGAAAATCTGTCGCGGATATGACACGCGCGAAGGCCTTCAAAAGTCTGTTCAGAATGGTTACACCAAAATTATATTTGAATGATATCCCATTCATTGCTGTTAACCACACATATAAAGAAATGGGTCTATATCCAAAGGATATTGTTTCAGGTGGTACAGGTATTTATTACTCTGCAGACACAATCTGGATTATTGGTAGACGTCAAGAGGGTAAAGCTTCTGATGCAAAAGGTGTGACTGGATATAACTTTATTATTAAGATGGAAAAATCGAGGTATCTAAAAGAGGGTGCTAAAATTCCTATCTCAGTTTCATGGGAAGAATTTGTAAAACCATATTCGGGTCTTTTGGAAGTAGCTGTTCTTGGTAAATTTATTCATAAGGGTAAAAAAGGTCAAAGCTTAGGTTATTCTAAAATGAATTCCGACACGGGCGAAATTGAAGAAAAGGTCTATTATGAAAAGGATACTCATAATGCAGAATTCTGGGATCCTCTATTGGCTAATGAAAAATTCACGACTTTTGTCGAAGAATTATATTCAATAGGTCATAAAGAATTAATTAACTTTGAAGAATTTGAGGAGGTGATTGACGATGAATAATATAGATCAGCACGTATCTCTATTAGAAGATGTAGATTATGAACTTGTCCCAGTTATGGGTCAGGTTCAAAAAACGGGCCAAGATCAGCTCTGGCAAATTAGAATTCTAAATGGTATTTTTGTAGAGAGTGTTATACAATTTGGTACACTCAAACTTGATGACACAGGTGAATTTCTAAATTTCGATTTTGAAATAATTCGTTCACCAGATAATGAGTTAACTATTGAAGATGAGGGTTTACAAACACACATGGGTATGATACTATCTAACATTATAGAGAAGAGCGTAGAACTCCAGGAGGTTTAATGGAAGTAAGTATAGAAAGAGCTATTCTTAGAAATCTCCTAACCAACGAAGATTATATGAGAAAAGTTCTACCGTTTATTCAACCAGAATATTTTCAAGAAACAGATAGGATTATTTTTCAAGAGACAAAAAACTTTATTACAAAATATAATAAAGCACCAACATTTGAAATGTTCAAAATCGAATTAGACGATGCTGAACACGTTACCGATCAACAATATTCATCGACACTAGAAGAATTACCACAGCTATATTCGTCTGAAGAAACGGATCAAGAATGGCTTATGGAAACAACAGAACGCTGGTGTCAGGATCGAGCACTTTTCAATGCTGTCATGGAATCACTTACGATTATTGATGGTAAACATAAAGAACTAACTAAAAACGCTTTGCCTGAACTTTTGAGTACGGCGCTATCAGTTTCATTTGATACAAATATTGGTCACGATTTTATTGAAGCTGCAGATGATAGATATGAATATTATCATCGAGAAGAAGAAAGAATTCCGTTTGATATTGAAATTCTTAATATTATTACCGGCGGTGGATTACCCAGAAAAACACTAAATGTTATTCTTGCTGGAACTAACGTCGGTAAATCTATGGCGATGTGCCACTTTGCTTCGTCAAATTTGGTTCGGGGTCTTAATGTTCTTTATATTACTGCAGAAATGGCTGAAGAAAAAATTGCTGAACGTATTGACGCAAATCTTCTTGATGTTGATATACCTCAAATTAAACATATGTCGAAAGAGATGTTTACGAGTAAGGTATCAGATTTAAAAAGAAAGACGTCCGGTAAATTAATTATTAAGGAGTATCCTACAGGTCAAGCAAATGCTGGACACTTCAGAGCACTTTTAAAAGAACTTAAACTAAAAAAGAACTTCACCCCAGATATCATTTATATTGATTATCTCAATATCTGTGCATCATCTAGAATGAAAGGTGCTGCTGCAGCCTCTAACTCATATGGTTATATAAAGGCTGTTGCAGAAGAATTAAGAGGATTGGCTGTAGAGAATAATCTACCTATTGTAACTGCAACACAAACAAATAGATCTGGCTTTTCAAATAGTGATGTCGGTCTTGAAGATACATCAGAATCTTTTGGATTACCGGCAACGGCAGACTTTATGTTCGCTCTTATTACAACGGAAGAATTACAACAATTAGGTCAATTATTAATAAAACAGTTAAAGAATAGGTATGCTGATGTATTAGCATTTAAGAAATTTGTAATTGGGGTAGATCGAGCAAAAATGAGGTTGTTTGACGTAAATGACGATCAACAAGATCTTGTTAATGATACCCCAGATTATGATAAAGCAAGTGCTGGTAAATTACAAAAATTTGAAAATTTTAAAATAGACGACGAACAAGATGTCGTTGTTATAGATGAGGAATAAATTATGGGTAAGAAAAGACTACGTCAAAAGTACACATCTAAAGGCGAACGCCACAGTGTGTCACGCGAAAAAGTAAAAGGACAACGCCGCGATTACATGGCGTCAGGTTCCAGAATCATGAACCAGTTGATTGCGTTTCATAAAGGTAAGAAGGTTATGCTTACTATTGAAAACCCAAACAAGACTGAAACAAATAAACGTTTCATTCGTGTTGATGCAAAGACTGTTTGGAAAGTAGACGACTGGAATACTAAGGATAAGAAACCAGCTGCAGGGGAGTACGCTACATGAGTAAGGTAACCCTGCTCTGCAGTGACACGGTAAACCCTAATATTAATTTACCAGGCGTTGAATCCCTTCAAGATATCATTGCGTACGCCGCTCGCGTAAGTAACCCTAGTAATCAGTTGAATACTGATACTAATGATAAATTGATTAAATATCTGATAGATAATGATCACTGGAGTCCGCTAGAAATGGTTGGCGCGACTCTGGAGATTATCACTACCCGTGATATTGCTCGACAGATTCTTCGTCATCGCTCATTCTCGTTCCAGGAATTCTCACAGCGTTATGCAGATCCTACTAAAGATCTATCATTCGTTGAGCGCGAAGCCCGTCTACAAGACCATAAGAATAGACAAAATTCTATAAATATGGACGTAAACGATGAGAAACAAAAACAGATTGCAGCTCAATGGCATATCCGACAGACTCGACATAATAAGAATGCACAAGATAATTATTCTTGGGCAATAGAAAATGGTATTGCAAAGGAACAAGCCCGATCAGTATTGCCTGAGGGTAATACGGTTTCTAAACTTTATATGAAAGGTACCATTCGTTCTTGGGTTCATTATGTGAATTTAAGATCGGGACACGGCACGCAAAAAGAACATAGGGAAATTGCACTTGGGTGTGCAGAAGCTTTATCTGGTGTATTCCCGCTAATTAATAATTTTGTAGAGAAGGAGACTTAATGTCTAGAATAATCTCAACCCATAAAGCAGAAAATAGCCAAGGTAAGGCTATTGTTAAACTCGATGAAAAAACGGGTAACTATAACATCGAATATTTTGACGGTGTTGGTAATAAATTCTTTGATGAGGAATTTGCTGGAGATCCGGTAAATATTGTCGAAGATAAAGCTGAAAATTGGGCGCTTGGCTATAAACCTCTTATGGAATAAATAACCAAAAGGGGGTTTACATTCTACTCCAGAACACTTATATTAGTACTATAGGAGCAGAAAATGAACAAACTTAAAATAGCAGCAGTGTCCTTAGTCCTCGGACTGGGGACACCAGTTTTAGCAGATTCAGCAGATGAAATCAAATGTCTCGCTGATAACATATATTTTGAAGCACGAAGCGAAGATATAGATGGTCAAGTCGCAGTGGCTTGGGTAACTCTTAATCGTAGAGATGCTAATGGATTTCGCGATACAGTATGTAAAGTAGTTTGGCAAACAGAACAATTCAGCTGGACCCATGATGGTAAATCTGATATTCCAGCAGAGCCAATTGCATATCAAATCGCTTATACCATCGCAAAAGATTTATATGAAAATTATGAATATTTTGATGATCCTACATATGGAGCTACATATTATCACGCTAATTACGCAAACCCCTATTGGGTCCCTAGTTTTGATAGAGTCGCCATAATAGGTAAACATATTTTTTACAGAGGATAACATGGCAGCATATCAAAATTCCGGTGGGGACTACGACAATATTAGATTTCAATTTTCTCATGAAAAAAGAAATGTTTTAATTGGTTATTGTGATAATGGTGAGAAGATTGAAATTACAGGCAACTATTTGTTGCTTCAAAAAATTTATGAAAAAGAAAGAATATTGATTAAAGCATGATAAAAGAAAAAAAGAAAATTGTATCAACAGGATTGTCAACATCCTATTATGAACTACCCGATCACGCGAGCGAACTACGACATTTAATATCACACAAAGCGATGAGTAAGTCACGCGGTGATATTTTTAAATCGTGTTATCGACTCGGGGAAAAGGACGGTGCATCGACATTATATGATTTGAATAAAATCAAATTCTTTGCGCAAGACCTAATTGAAATGCATGAACGCGGGGAACATCTATGAATATAGATCGAGCGGGTCAGCTAACAAGAAATGTTGCTTTCCAGCAAAAGAATAATTGGAGAGAAGCCCCATGTAAAGAAATGACCTATGAACATATAGAAGATATGTGGTTTCGTTGGTCTAGAGATTCCAAAAGCATGAGCGACACTAAAAAATGTAGATGGTTAGGTTGGATGCAAGCAACCATTGTAGCTGCAACCTATCCATATACCGATTTAGAAGTTATGAAAAATATTAATAAAGATTGCGCCGGATGAAAAAATATTGGGTAATTGGTACCGATCAAGCTGGTGAATATGTAGCTGGATATGTTGAATTTGAGGATGAAGCAAAAGGTTGGGAAGATCGCGGATATGAAATAGTCCACCAAAAAGATAAACCCTATATTTGGTAAATGGGGGTTTACAATCCACTTAGAGTGTGATATTATATAAATAATATAAATAGAGTATTACTCTAAAGTTAGGATTTAGAAATGATAAGTTTCCCTTAAACGGGAATATGTAGTCGATGAAACGACACAAAGATGTTCTGGACCTGGGGGCGGTACCCAGCGACTCCACCATGAATATTATTACCTCTCTTCCAAGAGTAGAAGATGGATGAGGAAAAGAGGTCCCTAGCGGGATACATAATAGATACGGCTATGCTGCCTGAGCTACGCTGTTGAAGTAAAATAATATTTTTGCTGGGGTCGAAATAGGATCGACAGGCGTTGGGGATGAAGTGGAGATTACTGGATGAGCACACCATATCGGCTCAAAACACGTAAGTGCAAACGATAACAAAGCACCTATGGAACTACGCCTAGCAGCGTGATTCTATGGGGTATGAGTTCCACCTAGCAACAGAACGGGCTCACAAATTCACGGAGATATATTATGGATAAAGAATGGTTTGAAAACGCCACTTATTTGGTGTTGTTAAATAAACAGAGGTTTGCTCCTATGGGAGATCCTATGTTTTCTGACCCTGAACAATATAAAATGTTCCAGGAAGAAATTAAAAAGAAATACCCAGGGCCAGTGGAACATACTGCTGCGTCTAAACAAATTGGATGGAATTAGATTATGAGTGAAACAGAAAGTCAATATCGAGTAACCGCTGGAGAACTTCGCAGTTTTATAGAACGTTATGAACGACTTGAATCTGAGCGAAAAGATCTCTTGGACCAAGAGAAGGAGGTGATGGCCGAGGCCAAATCTCGTGGGTATGATACTAAGATTATCCGCATGTTGGTAGCACTTCGGAAGAAAGATCCTCAGTCAGTTTCTGAAACCGAAGCCATTCTTGAACTTTACAAAGAAGCGTTGGGAATGTGATAAAATAGTCACATGAAGAATTTGTCTCATTATTGAACGGAGTATTGGGACATAAATAAATCCGTTACCAAATCATCAAACACAAAAGGAATTTATGATGAAAAATGTACTATTGGCAGCAGTTGCTGTTCTCGGACTCGCTGGTGTAGCTTCTACTGCAAGTGCTTTCGATCTTGGTTATGATTTTGCTCTTGACAATACTGTCGCAGCAGAATATAATGTCACTACTGAAGAGCTTGCTGTAAACTATACCGCAAATCTTAATTACTCATATGACGATTTCTCTGTTTATGCAGAAACCGTTTTTGATCTACAGGACATCGATTTTGGCGTAGCTGAACTTGGCGTTGAATATTCTGCAGAGGGTGTAACTCTATATGGTTATACTACGGTTGATGCAGATGTAAATTGGGGCGACTTCTATGTCGGTGCCTCACTCGAATTCTAGCACCTCCTCCGTTACTAGAATGGGTTGATCGCTTAATAGATCCGCGGGAAGCCAACGGTTAGCTTCCCATTTTTATGCGTGATAAATAGAATAAACAGGATGTTACATGACTCTTTTAATTACAATAATATTAGGTATAATATGGTCTGAGATTATTTCACATTTTGGAGCATCAATTCTATTACATAGACACTATTGTCATAAACAGTTTGATGTTCCAGTTTGGTTTGAAAACGTAGGACTCTTTATGTTAATGGTTGCTGTGATCAGATCGCCTATTGGTTGGATCGCATCACACAGAATGCACCATGCTTACTCTGGAACAGAAAAAGATCCTCATGCCCCAGCTCATGTCGGCTTTTGGAAAGTACTTTCCACTACTTGGTCAGTTCCAAAAATACCCTTAAAATATGCTCGAGATTTATATAAAAATCCACGACTTGTGTTTTGTCATAAACATTGGTTTAAGATAGCTGCTGTCATATGGATAGTAACATTTCTTATTAGTCCATATCTCTTTTTAGGTTTTGTTTTAATACCATTCATCGTTGCAAAAATAGGTTTTGGTTTAATCAACACAGCGTGTCATGTAGATCCAACTGAAGTACGCAATGTCCCAATCTTGAATCTAATTGTCGCGGGCGAGGGATATCACAAAAATCATCATGATAATTATAGACGTATTAGATTAGGAAAATACGACATTGGAGGTTACCTTGCTGAAAAGTTCTTCGTTAAAAAATAATCAATATGTGTTTGCCCCAACGAGTGATAGTATAAAAAAGACCCTAGATACAATATCTCTCGGCGATACGTATCCTAGACCAAAACAGATCGAAGATTATTTAGCATATGTTCTATTTCACCACAGAAAATGGATAAGTGATATTGTAGATACCGCGGACTTTGAATATTCTTATATAACAGCCGGAGCTACTGAAGCTATAAATCTGTGGAAATTATCAGAAACCAGACCATGGCAATCTTTGATAGGAGATTACGAATGGCCACATATGGTCGGTGGCGTTGGGTATAAAGTAACTCTCGATCACTTATGGTCTAATAAAGTTCTTTATATAAGTAATCCGTCTGCTATAGATGGTAACTTTCTTTCTGATGAAGATATAGATGCTATTGATGCTATCGGGTGTCCTGTTATTCTAGATTGCGCTTACGTTGGTTCCACAGAAATACGTCAAACGCGCATTCCTAAAAATACCGAACAAATCATGTTTAGTTTTAGTAAGGGGTGGGGTCTTATCGGTCAAAGAGCTGGAGTTGTATATTCAAAGAAACCCCACGCTACATTAAAACATACCCAGTCATTTGGTTGCTGGAATTATGCAACTACAGAACTTATTGATGAAATTATGGAGCGATATCCGCCCGATTATTTACACGAACTTTTAATACCATATCAATTATTAGTTTGTCAAAAATATGATTTAGAACCTAGTGATTCTTGTATTATTGCTACATCAGAGGATAAGTATTATATAAGAAGACGAAGAAATGGAACTAAAGCACGATTGTGCATAACCCCATTATTGGAGGAATTATGAGAAGAAAATATCAATTACCGGCATATGAAAGTCTAGATCAAATTAAGATAGATTTACCAAAATTACAAAAAGCGTGTGATGAAATTTCTAATAAATTTATTGATGTCATGACTGCTAATCCTGCCCTATGTGAAAACCACGCAGAATTGGTGAAGAACGTATATGATAATTTTGAACAGATTAACTTAACTGAATTAGACGGACCCCCTTTAGAATTCACTGATAATATTAAAGAACGAATTCGAAGAAAAGAAGAAGCGCTTTATAAAAAACCGACTGAAGATTTCATTGATAGTTATTTTCAAGAAATCACAGATCAGTTTCTCGCGCCCGTCATGCGCGTAAGAATAACAAAATTGGCGCCTCAAACAGAAATACCTATGCATATTGATTATGACCCAACATATGCAGTAAGAATTATTGTACCAATTTATACAAACTTTGAAGTTAAAAATGCGTTCAAAGTAAGAAATCATTTGTTTGATACTCATCTTGAAGCAGGTAAAGCGTATTTCTTGAACACAGGATTTGCTCATGCAGTTTATAATAATAGTGATAAACCTAGAATTGCTCTAATGTTTAGTTTGGACGGACAAGATGACCTCGCAGCTATTTGATTACAATAAACCCCATTTAGAACATATTGCAGCCGTTATACAGTCGACGGGTTATGTCGTATATAATGAGCAAGATCTTGATGAAAGAAAATTTATCGATTTATGTAAGCGATTTGGTGAATGTGAAGCCCCTGGTTTATTCATGAATCCTAAAGAATATCCAGAAATATTTCTTGTAACGGGTAAACGTGTAGACGGCGAGAAAATTGGTATGTTCGGTGACACTGAACTTGGTTGGCACAGTAATGGGAACTCTCGACACAATATAGATAAAATTCTTATCGGTCTATATTGCGTTGAAGAGGATATTAATACTACATTAAGTGTCTGCCAGACGTCAGATCCATTTTACGATCTCCCTGCTGAAGAACGAGATTATTGGTGCGACATTAAAATCCGATTAAAATTTCAAAATAACACAATGTATCACTTAGAAGATGACGATCCTGAGCTGGAATTCATGAGTCAAAATAAAGGTAGTATTAGACCTCTTGTAGGTGTTCATCCGCATACTGGAGATCATTATTTCTATTTTCCATATCATTTTATCACAAAAGCATGGCATGGTAAAACCGTTATTGATCATGTTGAAATGATCGAGAAACTTAAGAAAATTATTTTCAAATCAAAATATCAATATCATCATATATTTAAAAAAGGAGATTTGTTATTCATGGACCAATTTACTACTCTACATAGACGAACCCCGGTTCTTGATAAAAACAGACTTCTTTGGCGCATCGCGAGCGATTATAGTAACATATCATGAAGCGCGATGTAGAAGCATATTTACTCAAACAGCGACTAATCCCATCGGATCAATGCTCTGAAATCATTGCAGACTTAGCTTTTGAAAATGTTTGGAGAGAATATCCATATGATAGCCCCTCCCAAAATATATGTGTAACAGAAAATCCCGAGATCGCATATTATGATGCTAGATTACCGGAAGATCATGATGTATCTAAATTCATCCAAGAAAAAATTAAAAAAGTTGGTGAAGAATACGTCACAGATTTCTTGGCAGATCTCCCGTGGTTCTCGTATTTAACTGGAAATAGTCAAGCACATTATATTAAGTACCCAACCGGATCTGGTATGGACACGCATTGTGACCATGTTAGAAACCAGTTTGATGGGACAAAACGCGGCATCCCTATTTTAACAGCATTGTGCATGTTAAATGATAATTACGAGGGAGGGGAATTAAAATTCTGGGAAGACATGTACATAAAACCAAAAGCCGGGGAAATAATAATGTTCCCTTCTAATTTTTTATATCCACACAAAGTTATGCCTGTTACTAAAGGTACCAGATATTCATTCGTAGTGTGGTTATGGTAAGGAATACAATGTTAAGACATAGAATAGAAAAACATAAATTAGATTTCAATGATGATGGTACACCCATAAGAGGTTATTCCAATTTAGCACCTAAAGATGATAGACCTACATATAACGATCTTCAAATAAATGAGGAATATAAAGGTCATAAAGGTATTGTTTGGACTCCTCTAGATCTACCAAAACTCGAAGTAGATACAGATCATGTACACGATTTATTGTATGGCGATGCATTAGATAAGCGTTTTCCTAATGCGAAATTTCACTGTGGCTTTGGTGCTGGTAATGTTTTATTTTTAAAACAAAACTTCTTCACTCATCCATACGGGAATGGTGATTGGTGGGATTGGGTAGACTATGAATTACCCCACGTTAAAGAATATATTGAAAAATTACCATTCACTCATATACGACAACTTGCATTCGTCGCACCCCCGAAAGAAACTATTCCTCATTACGATGAACCTTTTAGCGCGACCCCGATTCTTAGAAAACAGTCTCCGTCGTGTTACAGAATAAGGTGGAGTCGAGTTACTGAGCCTGAAAAGGAAGTTTTCTTTATGACAAAGGACAGTGGTGCCACTAAAATATACCCAGTATTACCAGAGGAAACCGATGCATTTGTCTATGATGGTTCTGTATATGAACACGGTGCTGATGAAGGTTTTAAAATGAGAGATAGGTGTCAAATCATCATATCAGGAATATTGGATGTAGAAAAGCATAACGCTATTTTAGATAGAAGTATTAAACGCTTTCCAGATCATGTGTTGTATGACCATGATTTTAGATAATCAAATAGTAAATAAATATCTAATTGAAGTTCCTGAATTTGTGGATCTGTTACCACCCAAAGAAGAACTTTGGTCGTTACGTGCTGAATTGCTTTCCCAAGATCAGAGATCGTGGGACGGTCAGACGTGGTATAGGGTCCGCGACAAAAGAATCTTTGATGGAATATCTCATATAAACAGAGATTTTGTTGAAGGCGAGACGACTATAGATCCATATCTCACGGTTAAACATGAGGGTAAATGGATGCGTCCCCATATAGACAACGCGCCCGGCCGCAATGCTGTAGTCATATATCCTATTGAACCTAATGATTATGATATTGTTTTTACGGATAATATTGAAGAAGGAATGGATAAGATTGGTTCTGATTTTTACACCAGACCATATGAGGATGACGTTCCATATGATTATAATGTAATTTATAAACACACGTATAGATGTCCGACGATATTAAACACGAAACACCCTCATGCGGTCTTAGATAAACGCGAAAGAAAAATGCTCTCGTTCAGAATTTATTTTGGAAATGAAGATTGGGAATTTGAAGATGTAGTAGATCTTTATAATAGCGGAAATATGTTTAATGAGTGATTATAATCTAGAAATGCCTATGTTGGCTAATATCTTTAACCCATATTCACTGATTAAAAATAAGGGTAAAGGTATAGAATGGATTGATGGTATTAACTGTTATGAAATACCAAGAACCCAACAAGATTTTAGATTGTATGATATTATCAATCCTGATATATTTACTGAAAATCCTATAAAAGCATATCTCACCGAAAAATTACCATACGCATCATTAATTCCTCATAAGGATAATGGTAATGTACTCATATTTCCCATCACACCAATAAAATATATATTGAGTTATTTGGATGATAATAACAAACCAATTTATGAATATGAATATCGAGTAAATGCTATGGGTAATGTTATTCCCATTCTTCATAATGGTCTAAAATATACACATACAGTCCAAAATGATGGTACACATAAATGGTGGGTTCAAATCCAATTGAATCTAAAATCCGGCGGATGGAAAGAATTAGTGGAACAGGTGGACAATGGAAATTTTTTCACTAAGGGGGTTTAAATTCAAAAATAAACCCTTATGTATATAGTATCAAAGGAGAACTATATAATGAAATTTTTCATACCACTAACAATAGCATTGGCGGCATCAACAGCTTCCGCAGAAATTTATGCACCAACCCCATATTCACCCCGTCATATTGTTTTTTTCAATTTTGAGATCTCAACAGAGGTCGATGCAGAAGATAACAAATATTTGTATTATAATGGGTATTTTCATCAAGATACCGATCGCCTTCTTCAACAGGCAGTAGATGAATATGATCCTGAATATATTGTCTTTAACAGTCGTGGCGGTGTAATAAGTGTCATTGATAGTGTTAGAGAAACAATTAAAAATATTCCTATAATCGTTGATGAAAAATGTATGAGTGCTTGCGCTGTAGCTGTAGCCCCAAGTAACGACTTAACAATTAACGGTGTATTAGGATTTCATAGGCCCACTAGAGCTTCTGCATCTTCTTCGTTTATATCGGGAATTAAACCTGAACCTATTGAACCTGCTGAACTTGTAGAAATGTTTGATGCAGGAGTTAGTAGCACCTTAGATATGACGGTGTGGTTTTTAAAAGCAGGTCTTTCATTAGAGTTTTTAGAAACCGTTATGCGAGATACAGACGCAAAACATTTTATGACGTTTAACGACGCTGATAATTTTCAAAAATGTAAAACAAACGAAGATTGTGTAATGAATATAGAGCTTTTTGAATGATAAGAAATAATATAGACAAAACACTATATGACTGGAAACCGGTAAACAAGGTAAATGGTATGCCATGGCCTCGTTTACCGGATTCTTTTGATGAAGAGGTAAAGGTGCCATTAAAGGAAGAATATTTATTCCGATCTATGGATTATCTTGACACCGAAGAAGCTCTACCGATATTTGAGATTCAAGCCGACATAATTATTGATAATGGATATAAGGGAATTGTCGACATTGGTTGTCGACACGGTCCAGTTAATGATATTTTATATGATCGAGGGTATTACGATTACAATTATATGGGATTTGATACGAGTCCACAACCTATAGATTATGCAAATGCCGTATGGTCAAATTCACCCAATATAGAATATAGATGCGCATCATGGAATGACATTGAAAAGATTGATGTAGATTTCAAAGTTGATTGTCTAATATGGTCGGGTGTACTATTATATGAACCAGAAACACATATGGAATTATTTGAAAGATTGCATAAATTTTATAATGCCCCGCACGCGATAATTCAGGAACCGTGTTCAGAACAACCAAAAAATAAATGGTTAGAAAATTTAACATTAAACACTATTGAAGACCAATTATATTTGTATAAAGAAAAATATTCAAAATATCAAGATGTAATTGTTAACCGAAATATATTTTCAGGAAGAAGAAAGATCGTGAGTATAACATTATGAAATCGAAAGATCTAGAATGCGGCTTTAGGGTAATACCATATATTGTTAATGGCGAAATAAACGAAGAATTGTCTGAAGAAGATTTTAAAATGTGTGATCAAACCTTTCGTTCATTACAGTTAGAGCGTCGTCGCGATCGACTATCATATAACTATGCGTATGGTAATATTAATTTTGGTAGCATGTTATTCTATAATGTTGTGTATGATGTTGAAAACGATAAACCAGTATTCATATCTGGTACTCAAATTCTAAATGACGAATGTGTTAGAGTGTTTAGTAGGTATTTCGTATTTCCTAAATATAGAACGGACGGGAATAAACTGTTAGATAAGATTGATGATTTTCAGGAACTTGAATATGTTTTAGATTCTATTCCAGACGAATATAAATTAGTTGTTTGGACACGAGACAAAAGTCCTACATTTTTTAAAAAATTAAAAGATGGGCGACCTGATGTTTTTAGTGATTGGGAAGTATATGATTCTTCTATTAAACTGATGTGGGAAAATAATGATCAGTTTATATTCTATAGAGGTATCAAAAATAATATACAAAAACTTGAATATGAATTCTATCAAAACCCTCAATAAAATTGATTTAAATCAACTAATTATCATAAATACACATAGGATCTCTTACTATTGAGGTCATTTTTGTTGGCGAACTCTACTTTATGTATGACTATGTACTCTAATACTAAGGAAAAATACACATGGAAATACAAGCAATAATAGCCTTAATTGGAGCAAATTCACCTAATATTGCCTTGTTTATATCTATCGCTTTTGTGGGAATCTACTTTTGGACTCAACATAAAAAAAATAATATAGACGATGCTAATAGTACATTTAATAGAATGAGTACTCAGATCGATAAGTTACTAGATGAAAATCGAAAACTTAGAGATGAGGTTGGGGAGCTTAGAGATAAACTTCGAGAGATGTATGATGAATTTGTGTTTCATCGACCTGATGAGACTGAAAATAATTAAAATTAATTTGATTTAGGGGGTTTACATTTCGGTGTAAACCCTTATATATTGTATGTAAAGGAAAAACAAAAAGGTTTATATGATGGATAAGTTAATTGAAGCACTAACTATTAAATTTGGGAGTGGATGTCTACTATGAGTAATAAAGAACCAACAAGAATGTGGATTTCGGATAATTTTAATTTTCTTGAAAGAAGATGTGATATGCACTTTTCGGTAGATAACCCAACATATATTCCAAGAATAGGTGAAACGATATCCCACGACGGAACCAATGGTACGGTTTATTCAATTAATTATAATTACGGTATTGATGATTACGAAAGTGTTATCCACGTAGCAGTGAAAGGGTAGATAATGACTAAACAAAAATTCCCACACATGAGCGAAAAAGCTCGTTCAAAAGATCGACCAATCCAAGATTCGGTTGTTAATGAATCTTCAACATTCTCAAAAGAGTCCGGGGAACAGTTTATTGTTCTCTTGAAAGCTCGTCGCGCAGTACAAACTGTTACCAAACTTTTTGAAAAAGATATTGGCACCGGTAAGAATACTCATGATAGGGGTTTAGCTCTTCAAAATCATAAAGCTGATGTCAAGAATTCTTTAACATCCCTTAAAGTTGTAGGTGGAACCGAATATGAGTGATATCAAAATTTGGCGTGTTTATAACAATGGTGAAGTCAAAAACGAGTCTCATGTATTATGGCCCCATTTCGCCGAGGGCCGAAAATGCTTGGGATATGATGGAGATGTCGAAGCATGGTCAGAACGCAACCAGAAAGATAGATTTGGGTGCGCTCAAATCAAACAGGTCGGTGATGCTAAACCTGTTATCCTCTTCAACGGATATCTCTCTACAGAGAGATTACTTGAAATCATTGAAAATGATTTAACTTGAATTAGGGGGTTTAAATCCTATTATTAGCCCTTATATATCTACTATCAAAAGGAGATATTGATGGCTGAAGGAAAAGATTATTTGAATGCTGTTTGGGGTGATTGGATAAATTTCAATCAATTCGATGCAGTAGACCCAGAAGCTCGAGTTTCTGTTGAATTCGCTTCTGGGGGAACAATAAGTAATTTGATAGCCGGATCTTTTGATTGGAATGAAGTTACGCGGTATCGCGTATGTATAGGAGAGACTTATGATAAAGTATACTGATCTAATTCAAACGTTGGCGAAACAGTCGCTAACTCTAGATGTACCACAAGATACGCAGGTTTCAGTAACTGGCGTTAATTTGGTGGCATACATTTATGGTGTAACCGTTCAGAAATTCTATTCTGATCTAAACACTCATATCGTAGCTTATCGTGCAACGGAGAATAATTCAAATTAAATCAAATTGGGGGTTTACTTTCAATTCGATTTATGGTATGATATTCATATCAAAACAAAAACTGGAGATTACATAATGAAATTTAAATTTAAAGTTGGGGATAAGGTTAAAACAAAAACCCCAAATGATCCAGATTTTCATAAAATGACGGGAACAGTGGAACGCGTTGACCACGCCCATTACCCATATTATGTTAATATGGACGCCTATCCTCATTCATGTTATTTTACTGAAAAAGAACTCGTGAAACTTGAAGGAACTATATAATGTCACATGAACTTGAAATCGTAGATGGTGTTGCTCAAATGGCCTATGCAGGTGAAAAACCCTGGCATCGTTTAGGTACAGAGGTCTCAAATGATCTCTCCCCAGGTCAAATTATGGCTAAAGCGGGTCTTGATTGGTCCGTCAATAAATATGATTCTTTTGTCGATGTTAACGGCGAAAAAATCTCAACTGGAAAACAGGCACTCGTCCGTTCTTCAGATAATAAAGTACTAACAAACGTTGGAGAAGGTTGGAACCCAGTTCAAAATGCTGATGCTTTTGATTTCTTCTCTGAATTCGTACTTGCTGGTGATATGGAAATGAATACAGCAGGTTCACTACAAGGTGGACAAATGGTATTCGCCCTTGCAAAAATCAAAGAATCTTTTGATGTCTTTGGTGATGATAAAGTAGATTCATATCTTCTATTCTCAAACCCCCACAAATATGGTAAATCAATCGACATTCGCTTCACGCCGATTCGTGTGGTTTGCAACAACACTCTTTCACTTTCTCTTGGTTCAAAATCAAGCGGTTTCTATAAGTCTGGTCACCGTTCAGTATTTGACCCAGATCAAGTAAAAGAAGCAATGGGTCTCGCGCACGAGAAATTCGCGAAGTATAAAGAAATGGCTCAGTTCCTTGGTTCCCGTAACGCTTCAAAAGAAGCTTTGATCGGTTACTATAACGACGTCTTCCCGCGTACGTCAGTAAAAGATGCAGATAAAAATCTTGCTCTTTCATATGACACCCTTTCTCGTAATGCTCAGGCAGCTTACGACGTACTTGAAACCCAACCGGGTGCTCAATACGCAGAAGGATCTTGGTGGCAGGCGCTGAACTCTGTAACGTTTATTACAGATCACGTTCAAGGTCGAAGCGAAGACAACCGTCTATATTCTAGCTGGTTTGGTGGAAATCAAGCTCGCAAGGTAACAGCAGTTGACAAAGCAGTGGAGTATGCAAATGCATAATTCTGATGTTAATACAATTATCGTAGGAATCATTGCTATAGTATTTGGCGTTAGTCTTATAGGGTCTTTGATTTATCAAGATAATTTAGTGGTAAAACATGGATATGCTCTTGAGAGTAAAGACGAATACTATAAGATGTCAATTATTGATCGTGGTTATGGGCTTTATTGCCCATCCACAGGACGCTTTGCATTTGTGGATGAATGCTAAATGATTGATAGTGATGGAACGACCATTATACTACCCGTAAAGGATCTTTATGAACATTTTAATGGTCGTTTACCATATCATGAATATATTTTGAAAATGATGAAAAAGGAAAATAAGTGATGGAAAAATTTATGGAAATATTTATACCAATATGGTTCGGAATTGTTGCTGTCATCGCGATAGCCTGGTTCTCATTCTTAGGGTGGTTAGCATTTCAGATCTTAACCCACACCGAAGAAATCGGAGCATTCATGAAGGCAGTAGTAGGATAAAAAGAAATGAAACTTACAGCACAGAATGTTGATACAGTATTTAAAGCATGTCTCGTGGATCCGGTAGATGCCGAACCACGCGGTATGGAACTTACCGAAATGGTAATGAATAGCGCATATCTTGATACGTCTAAACACACCGAAGATATCAAAACGATGTTGGAAGAACTTGATGACGATTTCCGCGCTGATATGGGTGGCGGTACTTCTTTTCTGAAGGCTGCTTTCACTAAAGAAAATGTACACTGGGGAGAACATGTTAACATGGGTCTACTCTTTGGACTAGGTAATGCCGCTGGTTTATCTAAGTTTACGATGCCCCGCGAAATGTGGGGAATTATGCCAGGTGGTATGCCATACATCACAACTTTTCCTAAGGAGACGGTATAATGGGACTTTGGCAATGGATCTTCGTAGCTCTTGTGGCTTTGGATGTTGGTTTTGTTACTGCTAAACATGGGGAATATAGAGAGCCATACAATATTTGGGTTTATCTCATATCGGGAGCCATAACTGTATTCGTACTATTCAAGGGTGGATTTTTCGGATGAGTGAAGAACAAGACAGATATATCAAACTTCTTGAATTAGATTATACCTGGGCAGCCAATGGCTTACGAATTTGGCGAGGTCTAGCAATCTTTCTAATCTTTTATGAATTAACCTTATTTTTATCAACTTTTTTCTGATTAGGGGGTTTAAATCCCTGAAATAACCCTTACTTATATACTATCAAAGAGACAAACAAAGGGTTTAAAATGAAAATCGATTATGAAGATTATGTGTCAGTCCCAACATTAACCTTTGAACAATATCGGGTATTGCCACGTGGACAATACACGATGTATAACAATCTTAAAAATAAACTTTTCGCTAAAATGGTGAAATCTATTCAGGAGAATATTATGGGCTTAGAAATGAATACCGAACGCACTGATTCTTATATTGGTACATTTCACTATGAGTCTGCTGAGGATATGCTCCAGCTAGGTGAAGTTCGTAAGATGGTTACAAATATGAATAAAGATCTAAAACGTGGAGGGTTCGAACATCGTTTCTATGTTAAATCACAAGGTCGCTTGGGTGAAAATAACCCAAATTCTAAAAAGTATCGCCGAGGTGGAACTTACCACAACGCGCAATGCGTGCGTTTGGAAGACGCTTCTCGGGTGGATGCTTACATCTATCGTCGTTAAGTAACGAGTAAAATTAGTTTAAAGGGAGTGGGAAACCGCTCCCTTTTTTATTATAAATAGTAAAAACTTTAAAGGATTTCACATGAGCGCAGCATCAGATAAGCACGAAAAAGACGTTGCGGATCACTTGACGTCGATTGGTATAGAATCAACTAGACCAAAAGTAAGTACAGATTATTCTGACGTTCTCATGTATCCCAGATCTAAAAAGATCTGGCTAGAAGTCAAGATGAACCACACCGATAATCTTGGTAATACTCGAGTATTTTATGATGGTAAGAAATGGGACGTTTCACGCAAAAAGGGTACGCCCACACCATTAAAACAATTTTCAATTGACACACTAAATAAATCTGTTGATGCAAAGAGATTTGTAGAGGATCTAGCTAAGTTTGCTAATATGAGGGAAATTAAGATACCCACAACTATGGGCGGACTTAAAGATCCAAAGGCCGTTCCATTAGATGTTATGAAAGAATTTTTCAAAACGAGAAATCGTTATATTATGAAAGTCCCTAATGTCAATATGGGTAAATTAGTTACTGACCATTATATCCACGGCAAAGCTGTTGCAACATATTATATGCAAGCGGCAGACGATTTTTATAGAATCGGTAGTCATAATCCTTTAGGTCTATCAAATCAAATCCCTATGTTGGCTGGAATGGGTGAATTCAAAATGAGAATCTCAACTAGATCTAGATTCTATGAAGTTCAACCAGAAGTAAAAATCATGAAGATGCCTGTAAGTGGCTATTCAGTAAATCCCGGTTCGAAGAAAAAGAACCCATTTTTAATATAGAGAGCACTATGGAATCATTTAAAAGTTTTATAACTGAAGAGAAAAATACACACATGACTCATATTGAGGATAAGGTGTTGTATGGTGGTGTTGATGGTACACGACAAGCTATTAACGCTCTTAGACAGATGAGAGATATGACTGCTGGTTATCACGAAGGTAAAGCTTCAATTAAGTGGGATGGAGCACCAGCAGTATTCGCAGGTATAGATCCAAACGATGGTGTATTCTTTGTGGCTAAAAAGGGTATCTTTAATAAGAATCCTAAAGTCTATAAGACCAAAAAAGATATTGATGATGACACATCAGGCGATCTTAATTCGAAATTGCAATTAGCATTAAAACATCTACCAAAACTTGGTATTAAAGGTGTTGTCCAAGGTGATTTCTTATTCGATAAAAGTGATATCAAAATCAAGAAGATCCATGGCGAGAAATATCTCACATTCCACCCAAACACTATTATTTACGCAGTCCCGATGGAAACCGACAAACATGCGGTAGCAGAAATTACGCGCGCGAAAATGGGCATCGTCTGGCATACTTCTTACTCAGGAAACACTTTTGAAACGATGAAGGCATCGTTTGGTGTAGATGTAACCAAGTTTAAAAAGTCAGCAGATGTTTGGTCCCAAGACGCTATGCTTCGAGACATGACGAAATATACCATGACTAAAAAAGACACAGCGGAAGTGAATAAACACCTTTCTGATGCAGGTATAATCTTTAACAAGATCTCAGGAAACGTCCTTCGAGATCTTGAGGGTAATAAAGAGGTTGCAAGACTAATTGAGACTTTTAATAATTCTCATGTAAGAAAAGGTGTGGTGATAACCAACACCGGTAAACACGTAAACAATCTTGTAAAATGGATTCACGCGCGATATCAAAAAGAGATAGATAAAAGAAAAACCGATAAAGGTAAAGGTGCGCAGGCTAAAAAGCGTGATGCAATCCTTGAATTCTTTTCGGATCGCAATAAAGCTAATTTAAAGCTGATTTTTGACCTCCAAATGCACATAGTTCTTGCGAAGTTGAAACTCATAAATATACTAAACAGACTTAAATCTGTTGGTACTTTTGTCCAGACCAAAGACGGTTATGCCGTTACAGGTCATGAGGGTTACGTAGCAATAGATACATTAACAGGCGGCGCAGTAAAGATCGTTGATCGTATGGAATTCTCATACAACAACTTTTCGCCAAATATAATCAAAGGTTGGCAAAAAGCCTAGGAGATACAATGAAGAGTTTTAATACTTACGTAGAAGATCTATCAGAAGGCAATATGCCTCATGATTATGTGAAAGCACGACTTACTAAGCACTTTAGTAAGATGGGAGTACCTCATAAAGTGAAATCCGGAATAGGATATCACTCTATTCATATTGGCAAAGATATTAAGGTTTCCGCTGCCGGAGCAGGTGTGTCAGTAACCCATAAGGGTAAAGAAGTACATCACCAAGGTAATGGTAAACTTAATTGGCGCAAAGCTGCTGACCATGCGGAAGATCTTCACCTCGCGAAAAATGAATCTCTAGATCTTAGTATGAGAAATGCTGGACCGATGAAAGACATTTTCACCAAAAAAGGTCAAGATAAAATAATTGCAAAGGGTAAAGGTAAAATTAGACCTGACACCAAAGTGCCTGCAAAAGGCGCATCGAAATTAACCGGTTTTCAAAAACGACAGCTAAATCGTCATGGTCCTACTAAAGAAGAAACCGTTTACAAACTTACAAAAGAATCAGTTCGATATGCTACAGACAATGAATATGCTCTAGCCGAAGTCGGTATGGAAGAAGATTACCCAGATTATAAAATCGAGGGTATTGGCGTTGAAGTAGAATCCGGTAACATGCACATTATGGCTTCTGGCCTAACGTTTATGATGGATGCAGAAAGCGCAGAGATCGAAGAAGTTGCCGTCAAGATTGATCTTGACGAAGAGACTATTAACGAAATTCTTTCAATTCAGGGACGCAGAAAACTTGGCATCAGTGCTAAGCGTCGCGCACGTGTACTTCGAACCGCCAGACTAAAAGCTTCAAAAAGAATCGCTTCAAAAGGCGCACTAAAGAAAAGAGCTGGACGTAAATCTCGCGACTTCTACTTCCGTAAGTTGAGTCAGGGTAAAGGACGTAAAGGCACTTCACTTGCTCGTCGTAAAGAAATTGAGAAGAGAGTACAGAGATTTAAGAAAGGCGTTGATCGTCGTGCTAAAAGACTTCTACCTCAGGTACGTAAAGCAGATATCGCTAAGAAAAGAGGCTAAACCTTGGTTAGTTCATTTAGAGAGTTTCTAGTTGAGGAGGAGAAAATTGTCTATTTTACGTTTGGACGAATTAATCCTCCAACTATAGGCCACGGACTTCTTTTTGATAAATTAAGTGCTAAGGCGGGTAGAAACAAATATAAGATATATGTATCTCAATCAACGGATCCAAAAAAGAATCCGCTGTCTTATAAAGATAAAATTAAATATGTGCGTAAAATGTTTCCAAAACATGCACGTTCGGTTATAATCGAAAAAAAATCAAAGAACGTTTTTGATGTAGCTGTATCATTATATGCTGATGGGTATACAAAAATAGCAATGGTTGTTGGTTCAGACAGAGTCAACGAATTTAATACGTTGTTAAAGAAGTATAATGGGGTAAAAGCTAGACATGGTTTTTATAATTTTGAAAAAATTATGGTAATATCCGCTGGAGAAAGAGACCCAGATGCAGAAGGCGCTTCAGGTGCTTCTGCCTCTAAACAAAGATCCTTTGCTTCTAAAAATGATTTTATATCATTCTCCCAAGGGTTACCAACAAATGTATCAAATGCTGATGCAAAGGGACTATTTAATGCTGTAAGAAAAGGTATGAATCTCAAAGAATCAAACAATTTCAAACAGCATATTGAAATGAAATCGGTATCAGAATCTAGAGAAAAGTATGTCTGCGGACAACTATTTGAAGAGGGTGATCCTGTTGTTATTAAAGAAACAGACGAAGTAGCAACCATTAGTTTTTGTGGTTCTAATTACTTAATCGTAGAAACAGCCCACGGTCATAAGATGCGCAAATGGATCGATGACGTAGAAAAGTTAGAGGAATAAAATAATGGAATTCTCAGAATTTAGATCACTAAATGAAATGGCAACTCATGCTCAGGAGGCCCAGCACGCTTTAGGTGGACCAACCGACCCAGACAGAAAAGAGCATGCTGACTATATGAAAAAAACACATAATGTCAAAACTAAGTTTCACGGAAAAGACGATCTTAGTTACCACGGATCAAAAAAGAACGTTAAAAAAGCTTTGATTAATCATTATGACGATCATGAGACTGCAAAAGAAATGCACCCAGACGCTTTCAAATAGGAAACTCAAATGATAGACATGAAGAAAATAGATAAGAGAGTTGTTCATATAGTTGATAGCTGTGATACTATACACGAACACCTTAATGATCTATCAGAAGAAATAACATCAGCAGAAAAATTAAACAAAAGATTAGAACGAACAGATAAAATAATGGTCATAGGCGCTATAATAATAGCAATACTAATGGCACTACATATTTTCGGATAGGAGAGAATAATGCAAAATGAAGAAAACGCCGGTCTAACATCCGCTTATATGGAAGTTTTGAACGAGGGCAAAAAGAAATTCAACTTTGACGACAAAGATGATAAAAAGAAGAAAAAAGAAGTCTCTGATAAAGATCAGGACGACGACGATGATGACGACCAGGATGATGGCGAAAAAGTCTCCTCCCGCGCAAAGGGTAGAAAAAGAGTGATGGATGAAGCTAAAACATTTATAGAAGATACAGAGATTAATGAACTTTCAAAGAAAACCCTCGGCTCTTACATTAATAAGTCATCGAATGACGCTGCTCATTTGAGAGGCCTTAAAAGAAAAGATTTTGTTTCGGGTAAGGCAGGTGATAAAGGTTATGATAAATCTAAAAATAAAGAATGGAATAGAAAATCCGGAATTTCTACTGCAGTAGGAAAACTTACTAAAGAAGAAACTGTAAAAGAATCATATAAAGAAGTCCAAGACCTTTATATTGATAAGCTTGTAGATATCCGCGACGAACTTCATTCACTACTAGGTAAATTGATCGGTGAGCATGAAGCTGCAGAATCTGCCCAGAAGAAGATTACCGCGATGCATCAAGCAGGTAAGAAACCAAACGAGTCTCTTTATAAAAAGACCCATGGTAGAATTTACGACGCTAAATATCTTCTAAGAGAACTTGAAACTGCTCGCGACGCAGTACTATCAAAATGTCAACCTGTTAAAGAGAGTATGGAAAATGCTGTTGAAGCGCCAGTTGAAACAGTAGCTGAATCCAAACAAACTGATGGAGCATATCCACCAGAGCCATTTGATAGTAAATGGTCAAAGGGTACAAAACGTTTCGTGAAAGGTCACGTAATTAAATTTGACGTGGACGGTGAAGACGCTGCTAACAAGACAGCTGCTTCTATTAGAAACAGTATGACTAAGGGTAAAGCTCGTCCTGGTGATAATACCAATCAGATGTCAGTTGACGCTCCAAAGACTTAAATTTCGTCTATAAATAGGAATGAACTTATAAAGGGAATTCACTATGGGACGTAAGATTATAAAACCGCCTTATTTCGCCGAGGACGCTATTCCAACACCAGATGGTTGGTCAGTCAACGGCGAAATAGTAGAAAGAAGACCATTAACGTGGGACCAGATTAATAATTACATTAATTTTATTAGTGAAGAATTAACTGATGAAGATTATCCCAATTTAACCGTTGAGGAGGTTTTTGGATCCCCCGAAGACGCTCAGAATTGGTTACGTGTGAGTTATAATAAAATGACTAAAAATGAAATGTTTGAAACTTATGGTATTAATAAGAATCAAACCAAAAATAAAATGATTGAAGAATTACTAAATGGAATTCACTAAACTTAATGAAGATAATTTTGTATTTTATGCAGCTAATAGTTATTATAAACCAAAACAGCATGACATAGAAGATTTTTATGAGGATCTCAAGAGGTTTAAATATCTCAAAAGATTGATTAATCGATATTATGAATCTAAGAATTCCCCCGAGAGATTAATCATTAATCATCTGATTGTGATTTTTAATTGTTTTGGTATACCCGCATCATTGAAGATGCTTGAATTTAGATTTGATGATGAACAATGGACGACGCTAAAACCGTTCCTTCTTCATTTGAAATATATAAAAGAAAACGAATATATGGACGTAAAATTAGATTGGTCTGTTATTGAAGCACTAAGGAAAATGTAATGGGTATTTTATCAAGAGCAGGAGATTTAGTTTATACCTTTAGATTTCTAAAGCTACTCACCACCGACTTCGATAAAACTGATGCTTTCAAGCTTGGTATTGTCGACAAACAAGGTAAGAGAATAAGAAAGACCCCGATTTCAACATCTGAAATGAAGTCTGCATATACACCATTCCATAAATTGGTGTTTAACATTAAAAGAATAGTTCCGGGTAAAAAAGTATCCTCCTATGCAAGTGCATTATTTTTAATGAAGGAAACATTAGATCTTTCTGATGGTTCAGTATTTAAAATAGTTGATCAGTTAGGTCTGGATTCACTGGATTTTATCTCCGAGGATAGCGAATGGTTCGTTCTTCGTGATGGTATGTTATCTCCAGGAATATATAGAATCACAAATGATAAAATGGTTAATTCGTCATGCGAAGAAGTAGTTCACAATAAAGATAAAGTGAAGATAGAAGAAAATTCCTATCCAATTGGTAATATGTTTGGATTAAGCATATATGAAGCCTTACATTTGAACTCAAAACAAAAAATTTACGTAACGGTCGGAGAACTGGTAAAATGAAGAAATTTAAAGATTTTATTGAATTGGACGAGCTTTCTGTTAAAAAGCTTCTTAAGTATGGTAAAGCGGCACATAAAGATATCGATAATCAGATGAATAATCGAGATGATAAGAAGGTTATGAATCGAGTAAAGGGTAAGAAATTAGCAGGTAAGAAAATCCTGGGAGGTGCAAAAGTAGCAGGTCGAAATTTCATAAAGAATGAAGAAACGGTGAATGAACTTTCAAAAGGCACTCTTAGAAAATACTTTACTGGAAGTTATAATGATTCAACTGAACGTCGCGGCAAGACGAAGGATACTAGAGATATATCGGCTGCTGACAAGAAAAAAGAAGCTTCACGTAATAAATACAGAACTATAGCTGCTAGAAAGATATCACCTAAACCTAAGTCTGTCTCCGCTAAGGGTGCAGCCGGTAAAGCCAAGTATCAGTTTAAAAAGGATACTGAAACTAACGAATCTGTTGATATCCAAGAGTTATCGTCTAAAACGCTCGCTAATTATATTACAAAATCAAAGAACGATTCTAGCACGCAATACAGAAAATTCAATAATGCGGCTGGAAAGAGTTACGGTAGCAAAGACGCACTCAGACGACAGCACAGTCGCGACGCGGGTAGCAAAGTAGCGATGAAAAAGTTGAACAAGAAAGACCCTGGCGAAACAGATAAAGCTACATCTAAGTATCCTCATTCAGACAACGATACGCGCAAAGTAGCTAAACATGCTACACCCGGCATTGAGAACCAACGTATTAAGCGTCCGAAGGGTTATAATAAGAAGACTAATGAATCCGTTGAGATCCAAGAATTATCAGCACCCAAACTTGCAGATTATTCAGCTGCTTCACGTAACGACGCGCTAGATCATTCTCGATTCCGCAAAAGAAATACAACCCCTGCCGACGAGAAACGTGTTAAGAAGCGCATGAAGGGTGATAAGTTAGCAGGTAAGAAATTAGACCGCATTTACAAAAGTTTAGGAAAATGATAACATTTAAGACCTTCACCGAAAAAGTAGATCCTGCTCTTATTAAAAAAATTAATGCTAGAGCTTCTGAATTATTTTGGAAGAATCTTCTAGCTCATATGGATAAACTTGTCAAAAAGGGTGGTACTAGACATTCACTAGGCACATATGCTGCTGATACTCTAAGAGTGTTTAATGTTCCTGGTATGAAGGCAAAAGATGTTGCCCTAAAATATCAAGAAATGTACGAATCCACACATCCACTTACAGATGCAGATCTTGAGATCCTAAGAGAAAATGCAATAGGAGCTCCAGCAAACAGCGTTTCTGCAAAGGGTGTAAGTATGGCACCATCCGCTGGTAAGAAACATGGAATCATTGTGATGGATAGAAGATTGAGAAAATCAGCTAGACTACTTAAAAAATATAGAATACCCACATAAGGGGTTTACATTATCCCTATTATACGATAGAATTGAGATATAATGAAGATTTATATTTATTTAGTAATTATTGGTATCTTGGCCGGAGCAGGTTATGGTGCATATTATTATTACACAGACACACAAGAAAGAATAGAATTATTGGTAGCAGACAAGGCTACTCTTAATGGTGTTGTGACAGCTCAAACTGCAACTCTTGGTCAAATTGAAATTGATAGAGAAGCTAGAAACTTACTTCTAAATGAGCTTCAGCAAGATCTTTTAAGTAAAGAGAAAAGTATTTCTCGACTAAGAACTATTCTTGCTGATCACGATTTAACAGCACTCAGTTTGGCCAAACCCGGACTTATAGAGAATAGGATAAATAATGCTACTCAAAGTCTTTTTGATAGTATTGAGCTCGACACTGCTAATTAGTTGTGCTCGTAAAGATGCTCCAATACAAACACAAATAGAATTCATTGAAAAGGATATTCCTATCCAGGAACGTCCTCGTCAAGTTGAACTTCAGGATGTTACCTTTTACGTGGTTACAGCAGATAACCTCGATGAATTTATAGAAAAGTTTCAGAATGAAAACGGGGTATTAGTATTTTATGCAATATCCGTAAGAGGGTACGAATCTATGGCCCTAAATATAGAAGAGCTCAGAAGGTATATCCTACAGTCTGGGTCGTTAATAACATATTACGAAAATTCAATTAATGGAGAGATCTGATGGAAGAAGTAAAAGCTGCTTGGAACAAATTTGTTGCAAATAAAAAGTGGGTTACTCTTGCCGTTATTGCTGTGGTTGCCATAGTAATAATTGCGTTGTAACCTGTAACGTAGTTCACAAACTATAATTGGTTGGGACGATATATAGTATCACCCAACCATAAAAACAATACGAAAATTTAAAGGAACTATTTGTATGCAAACAAAAACGTTTGTCGACACCAGAGAACTTATGTCTGAAGCAAAGTTTTTCGACGGTTATTCAAGATTCGACGATGAATTAGAACGATATGAAATGTGGGATGAGTCGGTAGACCGCGTCATGCAAATGCATAGAGAATATTATCCTAATCAAAATAATTCACTAGAAGTTTTCCTACAGGAAGCGACAGTGGCTTATAAAGAACAAAGAGTACTCGGTGCTCAAAGAGCCCTCCAGTTTGGCGGAGCGCAAATTCTCAAACACCAAATGAAGATGTACAACTGCACCAGTTCTTATGCTGATCGTGCAGAATTTTTTGGGGAAATCTTTTATATACTTCTTTGTGGTGCTGGAGCAGGATTTTCCGTTCAGACACATCACATTGCAAGATTACCAAAAATTGCACCAAGAACAAAAATGGCTAAGATCCATGTTATCAGTGATGATATTGAAGGATGGGCGGAGGCAGTTGATGTTCTCATGTCATCTTATTTTGTAGGTGGCGGCAAACATCCAGATTTTGAAGGACGCCGTGTATTCTTCGACACCACAAATATTAGACCAAAAGGCGCAGAAATTTCCGGTGGGTTCAAAGCACCAGGACCGGATGGTCTACGTTTAGCCCTTGATAGGATTGAGCACTTAATTCAAAGACTCATTCTTGCGGGAGAAACCATTCTTAAATCCGTAGACGTATATGACATTGTGATGCACATTGCAGACGCAGTTCTTTCTGGCGGCGTTCGTCGTTCAGCAACTATCTGCTTGTTCTCTGCTGGTGATATTCTAATGATGAAAGCTAAAACTGGTAATTGGCTTATCGAACACCCGCATCGCGCGCGATCAAATAACTCTGCTGTCATTGTTCGATCCGAAACGACATTTGAACAATTTAAAGAAATTATGAAAAATGTTAGAGAATTCGGCGAACCGGGATTTGTGTTTGTAGACTCAACAGAACATTCAACTAATCCATGCGTTGAGATTGGTATGTTCCCTCAGATTGATGGTGAATCTGGTTGGCAAGGGTGTAATCTTACAGAAATCAATGGTGGTCTATGTAACACCGAAGAAGACTTCTATAAGGCTTGTAGAGCAAGCGCAATTCTAGGTACTCTTCAAGCTGGATATACAGATTTCAAATTTCTTACACCCACTACAAGAGAGATCTTTGAACGCGAGGCACTTATTGGTTGCTCGATCACAGGTTGGATGAATAATCCAAAAGTTCTATTCGATAAAAATGTACTTCGTAAGGGTGCAAGAATTATTAAAGCTGTTAATAAAGAAATTGCAGCACTTATAGGAATCAATCCAGCAGCAAGAACAACATGCGTTAAGCCTTCAGGTAATGCATCTGTTCTACTAAAAACTGCATCAGGTATTCACGCAGAACATTCTGCAAGATATATCCGTAACGTTACCCTTACAAAAGATTCTGAAGTCACTCAGGCTATCATGAAATCAAATCCGTATATGGTTGAGGATTCAGTTTCCTCAGCACTGGGCACGGATGTTATTGTTTCTTTCCCAATTATACCAAATAAAGGCTCAGTTTACAAAGACGATTTGCTTGGTGTAGATCACCTTGAAAAGGTTAAATTGGTCCAGAAATACTGGGTAGAAGAAGGTACTAATCCTGAACTTTGCGCAGATCCGGGTATACGTCATAATGTTTCCAATACCATCATCGTTGATGATTGGGACGCAGTAGAGAAATACGTATTTCAGAACAGAAACCATTTTGCTGGTATTTCGTTCATGGCTCAATATGGCGATAAGGCATTTAACCAAGCTCCAAATACAGAGGTAATTTCTGCCAAGGAAATGCTCAAAAGATATGGGGAGGGGTCTATTTTCGCTTCAGGTCTAATTGTAGATGGTCTAAATGCATTCGATAATCTCTGGGTCGCGTGTTCAACTGCTCAGGGTAATGGTCAAGATCTAGATCTTGAAAGTACTACGAATGCTCTTAAAAGAGATTGGGTACGTAGGTTTGGTAACTTCGCGATTAACTACCTTGGTGGAGACGAAAAAGAGGCAGAAATGTGTCTTAAGGATGTATATCTTCTACATAAATGGAATAAAATACAAACTAACTTTGTCCCGGTTAATTGGGCTGAAGATTTGACCGAAAAAAGATTCATAGATATTGATACACTAGGCGCGATTGCTTGCGCTGGCGGTGCATGTGAAATAGATTTTTAGGAACAAATATGTTAATATTTCAAGTAGAATGTGAGTGTACAGAAGAGAAAATAATCATTCATCTTGGTGATGATGATTTAGAACCCGAATTTTGTCCACTATGCGCTTTAGAAATAAATGCAGAACTTATCGAATCTTCTGACGAGTAACGTTGCCCATATATAGCATTGTAAGCTATAAGGTAACAAGAAAGCAACGTTATGTGGATTTATGAAGATAAAGAATTTAAGCCAACCGAGGACTTATTGAAGTCTTTGGTTGGTTTTGTGTATGAAGTGAAGGATCTTGAAAACGGCATGAAATATGTCGGTAAGAAAAGATTTTGGTCACATAAAAGACTCCCTCCCTTAAAAGGTATGAAAAGAAAACGCCTCAAGATCACAGAATCTGATTGGCAAAAATATCACGGGTCAAGCGAACTCGTTAAGTCGATATTAAAGGAACATGGTGAATCCAGATTCAGCCGCGAGATCCTTAGATTGTGTACTTCGAAGGGTGAGATGAATTACTATGAAATGAAGGTACAGGTTGAGAGAGATGTACTTCTAAAACCAAATGAATACTATAATGCCTTCGTTGGGGGTAAGATTCATCGGATGCATTTGTCTCATTTATTCTTAGACTAGGGTTTACGTCTCGGTTAAACTGTGATATAATACGTTTAAGGAGAACAAAATGACAGATCCATTATTCGACGATATGATTACCAGTTTTAGTGGAGATTATAGATTTTTATCTAATTTCTGTCCTGCCCAGGTTTACTTTGATGAAATCCATTTCAGTTCTGTAGAACATGCTTATGTCGCATCAAAAACTTTAGACCCCTCTGAACGAATTAAAATTTCCCTTATAGACTCACCCGGACAAGCAAAAAGATATGGTAGAAAATTAGAATTACGTTCTGATTGGGATTTTGTAAAACATAGCTTTATGAAAGATTTTGTACGTCAAAAATTTCTTGACACCGGACTTTTAATGATGCTGCTTGAAACTGGCGATAGAGAATTAATCGAAGGAAATACTTGGGGCGATACCTACTGGGGTCAATCCCCAGTTGGCGTTGGCGAAAATAATCTTGGTAAAATTCTCATGAATATAAGAGGACGATGGAATGAGCGATTCTGATACAATGATGAAGGAAGAACGAGATTTCTTCCCATTAGTTATTTTTGTGAGAATGGGTGGTTACCTTAGACCCTATATCAAAAGAATGTATTTAGACGAAAGACATAAGTGGAAACCCTCTGATGCCAAACTGGTAGCAGACTTTGTAAATTATGAAAGCATTAGATGATTTTAATCGACTTTAATAGCGTAGCAATTAATGTAATTACTGCGGCAAAAATACCCATTCAAGAAGACCTAATGCGTCATCTAATTCTAGACACATTACGTCGTCATAGATCCAAATACACATCAAAATATGGTGAACTTGTAATTTGTTGCGATGCGAGAGCTAACTGGCGCAGAGAGAAATTCCCGGAATATAAGGGAAAACGAAAAGAAAATAGAGATAAACACCCGATGGATTGGGATTCTCTGTGGAAAATTCTAGAACAACTTTTAGTAGAAATTGAAGAAAACTTCCCTTATAAAATAATTCGAGTTCATTCGGCAGAAGCTGATGACGTTATTGGTGAGTTGGCTAGATACACACAAGAATTCGGTCAATGGGAAGATATTATGATTATCTCCGCTGATAAAGATTTCGCCCAGCTACAGAAGTTTAAAAATGTAGCTCAATACTCCCCAATGGCAAAGGGTCTCGTTAAAGAAAAAGATCCTCATAAATTCTTATTCGAGCACGTACTAAGAGGTGACACTGGCGACGGCGTTCCTAATTTCTTATCCCCCGATCGTTGCTTCATTGATGGTATTAGACAAACAACCCTATACCAGAAACGTGTAGATGCTATCATGGGAGCGTGTAAGTATCGAGATACTGATGCTCTGAAAGAACATTTAACCGAGGAAGAATTACGAAATTACTTTAGAAATCGCACAATGATCGATTTAGACGAGACACCCGAGTCTCTAAAAAAAGAAATTATAAATACATTCGAGAGCAAAGATCCCTCAAAAAATAAAAGAAAGGTGTTTGGTTATCTTATCAAACATCGCTGCAATAAATTATTAGAAAACGTACAGGAGTTTACAGTATAATGACATTATTTGTCCACGAAGTATTGACTAAGGTTAATGCAAAAAGAAACAAACAAGACAAGATCGACCTTTTACAGTCAAATGAATCTTGGGTATTAAAAGACGTATTACGTGGTACCTATGACGAATCAGTTGTCTGGTCACTACCGAAAGGTAATGTACCTTATAATCCGTCAAAAGATTTTAATGCTCCGCTATTGCTTAGTAAAGAGCATAAGAATTTCCACTATTTCGCGGACATCCCTAGAAATAAAGATATGAATCCGGTTAAAAGAGAGCATATGTTCTTGCGAATTCTTGAAGGAGTTCATCCGGACGATGCAACCCTATTGGTTAATATGATTAATAAAAAGCCTTTTGATGGCGTAACCAAAAAAGTAGTAGAAGAGGCTTTCCCGGGTTTAATTTTAAGATAGGGGGTTTAAATTCTAAAAATAACCCTTACTTATATACTATCAAAGAAACAAATAAAGGGTTAAAAATGGCAAATCTCGATCTAATTTCAGACCTTCATAAAGATGTTTATGGCTATCGCCCACGTGGTACTTTGGCAGAAGACATCAACCAATTACCTCAAAAAGCTTTTGAAATATATTTTCAGGATTTGGTCGATGAACTACAACTTGTTGTTGCTCGCGATCAGCGCCAAGAAGCTAAGGCTCTAAAAGATTATATGCAGCGTCTAGTAAGCATGATGCGTGATTATAAAATCACTATGCACCGCGCGCTAGTTTGGGATGCAGATGGATTTGGATTTCCTGATGAAGCCGATGAAGGATTTGATCTTCAAGGATTTGAACATTATCTTTGGAAACAAGGAATTGCTTATAAAGAATGGCCAACTTTTGTTTCAGTAATGAAGCAGGAAATGGATGTAACAATCGAGGAATTGGATGCCAGAATACACAATGAAAAATAAGAAAACTGGGGAGGTCAAAAAAATGATCCTCTCCTTTTCTGAAAGGGATGAATTTCTTAAAGATAAGAATTGGTCCCAACCCCCTTCAACACCTTTAATAGTTTCCGGCGTAAAATCTGCAATGAGATTGTCAGATGATGGTTGGAAAGAAAATATGAGACGCATTAAAAAAAATGCAGGACCCGGTAATAAGATAGAACTTTAATATAAATACTCCTGATGATAGTTATCACAGGAGAATATTATGTCATTCAAATTATCGAACAGGTCTCTAGGTAGACTTGAAGGAATTAACCCAAAACTACAAGTAGTTACTAAAAGAGCAATTGAGCTCACGAAAGTAGATTTCGGCGTTACGTGCGGTCTAAGAACATTGGCAGAGCAAAAAGCTCTTAAAGCAGCTGGTGCTACTCAGACACTAAAATCAAAACATTTAGATGGTAATGCAGTTGATGTTGTTGCCTATATTGGATCCCGTATTAGCTGGGAGCTAAATCTGTATGATGATATTGCTGAAGCATTTAAAATGGCTGCCAAAGAAAATCATGTAAAACTCCGTTGGGGTGGCGCGTGGTCAGTACCAGACATTAGAGTCTGGAATAAATCTATGGAAGCAGCAATGAATTCTTACATAGATCTACGTAGAAGTGAAGGTCGAAAACCGTTTATTGATGGTCCTCATTTCGAATTGAATTAGGGGGTTTACTTCTACACATAAATTAGGTATAATTCATATAATAAAAGGGAATTTAGAGATGACAAAATATACTCGTCATGATGAACGCAACCCTAAAGAGGATCGACATAAAGCTCTTTCTCAGGATAAACCATTTCCTAAGATCAAGTTTGACTCCGATCACTCGTTAACAAAATATCCAATTGATACGGATATAAAAGAAGAGTAAAATATGAATCTAGATAATGATAAAGTGATTTTAGTTGATTGTGATGGTGTGCTCCTTAACTGGGAGTATGCCTTCACTACATGGCTTCAACGCCATGGATATGAAAAAGCAGTAGACGATAAAGGTCTCTACTACAAAATTTCCGAGCAATTCGGGATATCTGATGATGAAGCAAATGCCTTAATCAAGACCTTTAATGAATCCAGTTCAATTGGATTTCTCCCACCCCTTAGAGATGCAATGTACTATGTGGATAAACTCCACAGAGAACATGGATATGTATTCCATGCACTTACAGCACTCTCAACAGAACCTTCAGCTCAAGAACTTAGACGCCAGAACTTATATAAGTTGTTTGGTGAGTCTACTTTTGAGAAAATTGCTTTTGTTGGAACAGGTGCGGGAAAAACCGAAATACTTGAACCATACAGAAATAGTGGTTATCTCTGGGTTGAAGATCATGTTGGTAATGCGTTTGCAGGTCGAGCTATAGGTCTAGACTCGGTTCTTATGGAACACGGTTTTAATATGAACGATAAGAACTTTTTGCTCATGAAGAACTGGAAAGAAATTTATAATTATATTATAGGTGAATAAAATGAGTACAAAGACTATTTACCCCTCGTGTAAGACGTGTTACAATTGTTTTGAAGTGAAATCTAAAGATGGTTACGGCCGTCCTGAATCAATATTTGAGTGTAGAAAAAACGCACCGGTCCTTGACAAAGACAGATATGCACGTTGGCCACATCTCGCGAGAATAGGAGCATTTAGCCCTGCGTCAGAGGCTTTTATAAATTTGTGGTGTGCTGAATGGAAAGAAGGTAGATCTAATGTTTAAAGGTACACTTGAAGACAGAAAAGAAAAGGTGTTTGCTTTCCCAAAAATTATGATAATGCCTAGACCCGATAACGGTAATCCTATGAGATATTTTTTAATGTTCTCAGAAGATCGAGGCGTACTTCTCTTAGATCATTTAAGATCGTTTAGCCCAGGATTAATGGAAGATATACCAAAAAGATCGTGGTTAACTATGAAAGAAGTTGATCATCCAGTAACTATCACCTTCCAAAATACCGAATAAAAATTTTATAAATAGAGTAGTAATATGAAAACAGCTGAAGTATTAAATCTCAGATATGAATGGGAAGAAATCGTTCGAAAGAATTACGTTCTCCCAAAAACTCGTAAGCATGGAACCATAGAAAACCTAAAGCATTTCATAAAGCATGGAGCACAAAAAAATCGCTTCAGAAACAATTTTAAAAGAGCTATAGAATTAGCCGAAAAAATCGTAGGAGAGTCTAATGGCCCACGCAAATCCGGAACTGGATTATGATCACTCTGGGGAAGTGAGTGAGGAAGAAATCTTGAAAGCAGAGATGATTAAAGAAATTGAGCTTCGAGAAGAAAAAGCCGAAGCGCATAAGAAATTAGCTTGGACGGCAATGTTTGCCATTCTTATTTTCACTGGTTTTATTATGTCTCCGATTATACCCGATTCTAGAGTAGAATTACTCTCCGACGTCTCTGCTATGTTCTTTGTCGCACAGGGTACAATAGTAACAGCTTACTTCGGATTTACCACTTGGATGTCTAAAAAATAAACTGAAAGTTATATCATGAAAGATGTTGATCAAATAATTAATGAGATGTATGAGGAGTATTTAAAAAGTGATCCTGATATTAAAGAAAAATTTAAGAACACTAAGAAAAAAGATCTTATTGAATTCCATCATCAATTAGGTAGACATATACGAAATAAATATAAATTGTGGGAATTGAAATGGGAACCAGAGATTGATAAACGTGGGGTAGATATGAGCCCATATCATCCTGACGAAGTTTCTATGACTATTATTGAAAAGGTGTGGGAAAAAGCACAAAACGAAGAACCCAAAAAACGGAACCCGCGATTTTTAGATCGCTATATAAGACTTTGGAAGCAATCAATATGAAGAGATTAATTTATCAAGTATACGTTGGACCTAAAACCAAATTATATGATTTCTGCACACAATCTGTTGAAAAATATTGTAATAAACATAAAATAAAATACCATTGCCAAAAAGAACCAATCCTTAAAATTCGACCAAATATCTTCTCTTCAAACAGAAGTCATAATGCCGTCGAACGACTTGGGTATCTCCCAATTTATGAAAAAGAAAATGCATTTGACTTCTTTGATGAATATGATCAAATCGCTATTATAGATTCGGACATTTACATCAAAGACGGAGCACCAAATATCTTTGATGATTTTGGTACTGAGCACGACTTCGGTGCAGTAGTTGAGAGAGAAATGCCTCTCACGCCCGCGTATAGAAGTAAAATTATAAATTATTCCCATATGCAATATGGTATGTTCCATAAGAAACTCAATTTCAAATGGGATTCGTCTGGTGCAGAATTCATGAACATGGGCATGATGGTTATGAATAAAAGTATCACAAAATATTTACGGGGACAAAGCGCCGGTCAATTTCTAATGAGAAGTGAGTTTCAAGATTTTATCGACGGTAAGGGAGGGTGGAAATGGTCAACGGATCAGACTCTTCTTAACTATTGGATTAAAAATGAACGAATGAATGTTAAACATATGGACTGGAAATGGAATGGATTGTATACAGCAATCCCTGCAATGAGAACCAAAGAGTCCCATTTTGTCCATTTGTTCTTAAAAGATAAATTACCTGATAGAGGTGAAAATGTAGAATCAATAGTAGGTGATTTCTATGCTTAAGTGTGATGATTGCGGCAAATTTGTTTCATTTAAAGATCTCTTCGAAGAGATGGCTCTAAGATCACTTCTAACGCCGGATTCACATTTTACTGAAGAAACGTATGAAACCCTTTGTAAGCGGTGCTATACGCCACCCAAGGAGCTTAAAGAAGGTGTCTAATGAGTAAAAATGTAATATATCAATATTGGTACGGATCTGCACCAAACGACGCAGTTAAAGCAGGTCAGAAGAACATGAAAAAATACGCTGAATATATTGGTGCAGAGTACATGTTTGAAACGGATCCCCCTTTTCATGGTGGCACATGTTCTCTCAAGAAGAAGTATAATGCGCTTCGACCTGTATACGATGACATATTTCTAGACTACGATAATGTGTTGTTCGCGGATCTGGATGTTTTTACTGTCGATGGAATCACCGAAAATATCTTTGAAGAAGATATCAAACATATTGGTATTTGTCAAGAGCCGTTACAACCCCATTTGAGAAGTCTCCCGCGCGTAAGTAATAACAGTTTGATCTCATTACATAATGACAATATCTGGGCCAAAGCGGTAAAAGATAGATATAATATTGAAGTCAATCGGGACAGCGAAAATAGACCGTTAGTCTATAATTCTGGTGTGGTAGTTTTTACAAACGAGGGACTAATTAAAGCTAGAAGTAACTTCGTCCAGTTTGAAGATCATATTAATCATTTGAAATCCGTCGGCCTACATAGTTTTTACTTATCGGATCAAACGTATTACCAGACCATGCTTTATGCATCTGGTGTAGATTTTAAAATTTTAGACTATAAATGGAATTCTCAATTACATTGGATTAGAGGCGACACACTAAAGGTCGGCGACGGTAGAACTTTAGATACTAATTTTGTTCATGTTCAGATCTCAGGCGCAGATAATTGGGGTGAAGAGGAACACTATAGAATGGTAAACTTCCCAAAATTCCTCTGGAATATACCCACAGAATTTGACTTAGGAGATTATAATGTTTAGTATGCCACCAAAAGAGACGTTTCTAAAACAGGATGCTGCATATGACCATCAAAGGGGTTTATATACAGAGGCCATAAAACATTGCACACAATTTAGAATTGCCATTGATGTGGGAGCTCACATAGGTTTCTTTTCATCAAAAATGGTGAAGGATTTTAAAGAGGTAGCTGCATTCGAACCTATGTTCTCTAAGTACTTGAAAGAAAATGTTCCTGAAGATAATCTAACAATATTCCCAATAGGTCTTTCTAGTCATGAGGCAACCTATGCTTTTAATATTAGAGAACATCACACAGGAATGTCTAAAATAGATAAAAACGGTAAGGATAAAATTGCTTGTATAGATCTAGATTCGATGGGCTTTACTGGTGTCGATCTAATTAAAATTGATGTAGAATCCCATGAATATTTTGTTATTGAGGGAATGAGAAATTTTCTGAAAACTAACAGCCCCGTTATTATTATCGAATTAAATGATGTAACACATCGCGCGAATATAATACAGACTCTTAGGTCCCACGGGTACGTCAAGGTTTTAACAGTCGATACAGACTATATCTTTAAGAAAGGAAAATAGTATGGCCTTTAAAGAATTAAATTCAATCGAAAGAAAAAAACAAACTGAAGAAGAAAACGAAATCTATTTAGAGGAATACGGCAACAGTAAAAAGATAGGCAGTCATTTCCGCCATACATTTACTATATGCGACATTCATCGAAAATTGTATAAAATGATGGTTGACGACGTAAACCAATTGTCGAAGCCAGAAGTCCAGGAAGAAGTCAAATATATGCTTCAGAGAGCTTTTGTAATCGCAAAGAAAACTGACGCTAAGCTGAGACAATATAAGCACAACTATGACGATGAATGGTACGCGCAAGAAAAAGGTCGTCATGCTGAATGGTTAAAGGAGTTAGATAAGTAATTATTCATGAATCTTATTCTACAACATTTTAACGGCGAATTGAGACCCCTAGATAAATTGTCTATTGAGAACATGAAGCAGTATGCAGATAAAATTGGTGCTGAACATAAACTAATAACGGGAAAACCATTCTCAGATAGATTGACAAACGCATGTCAAAAGGTACATTGCATATCTGAAGATTATGACGAATATGATAATGTACTGATGGTTGACCCAGACATTTTCGCGGTAAAGGGTCTAACACAAAATGTGTTTGATAGACCCGGAAATGGCACACATTTTACCACACAAATTAGACTTAAAGAAAGACTAATTAGTTGGGGAAGAATTACAAACTCAACACCATATTGGGCTGGGTCGTTCTATAAGTTTAGTCGCGAAGAGAGAAAGAAATTAAGGGATGAAACGTCCGTCTTCGATAACTGGGAAATCTTCAACGAAGCATACAAATACGAGGATGAAGGAATACTTTCGGTGTTGGCGATGAGAGCTAAATTACCGATAAATTATATAGAACTTGAATGGAACTGGGACAGTTTCCTAGTCGACCCAATGTACGCCAAATTTATTCACATTAGAACAAAAATTAGTCCTAACGGTCCTAAAGTTACTAAAATGGAAAATTATCAGAAATTGGTTAATAGAGGTATAATCTAGTGAGTCATAATATCATCCTACAACACTATGATGGATTCCAACCGGTCTGGGCACTTGCTGCAGAAAAGACTGTTCGTAACTATGCATCAGAGGTTGGTGCTATTTACGAATTTGTTCAGGGTTTACCGTGTGGTAAAGAAGCCGGACCATATGCACAGAAATTGCATATGCTGGACGAAAAGTTTGACGAATTCGACCAAGTCTTGATGTTAGATATGGATGTCATTGCAACTAACGTATACGACAACATATTTGATATCCCTCAGATTGGTGTATTACATTCGAGAGCTATGAAAAATCCCGAGAGCGTAAATCAAGGTGATGACTGGAAGATTAATCCACTATACAAACAGGGTAAACCCCTTTTCTTTGGTAGCGTCATAAAACTCGACAGAGATATGAGAATCAAGATGAGGAAACATCTAGATTGGGATTATTTTAATTATGTCGTGAAAAATCAATATGGTTCAGACGAATTGATCATGCATTATTGCCTTCATAAATCCGGCGTGTTAGAAGACAAATCCTTTTATGAAATGTGCATGAGAAGAGATGGGCCAGATCTAGATAATATACGCGTTAGAGATTATGATAGATATGATAAAAGGTTCGCTAATCAGCCTGAAGATTCAGATCTCAACGCCTCTCTGATTCACTTCTGTGCTGCTAGAAAACGGATGATACTTCCAACTGTTAAAAAAATATTCGGGGACAGATTTAATGACTAAAATTCTTATTACAGGCATCGCGGGTATGATTGGTTTTCATACTGCTATAAAACTGACTAAGGAAGGATATGAAGTAATAGGCATAGATAATTACAATGACTATTATGACGTCAAACTTAAAAGAGATAGACGAGATATTCTTAATGCTCTGGGTATTAAAACGTACGAATCGGATGTAAGATTTAGGTCATGGCAAGTGCTACTCGAAGATGTTGACGTGGTATTACATCTAGCAGCCTACGCGGGAGTAAGACATTCCCTAGATGAACCATATCCCTATATCGACAACAATATTACAGGAACACAAACACTAATCGGGGCTATTGAAGCTGCAGGAATTAATAAGGTTCTATATGCGTCGACCTCGTGCGTCATGCATGGTAATGAATTACCCTGGAAAGAATCCGTACCATTAATGCATCCAAATAATCCATACGGTTGGTCCAAAATGGTTAATGAGTGTCAGTTTAAGCATTCTAAGATTGATAGAAGTATTGGTCTCCGTTTCTTCACCGTATACGGTCCATACGGCCGTCCTGACATGGCGTTGTTTAGTTTTTGTGATGCAATAGTAAAAGGTGAACCAATAGACCTATATAACTATGGCAATATGAAGCGGGATTTCACATACGTGGACGACATTGTCCAGGGCATAGAAATTCTCATTGAGAAGATTGTTAATGACGAAAATAGCTATAGTGATATATTTAATATTGGATATGGGGAAAGCGTAAATCTTTCAGATTTCGTAGATGAAATAGAAAAACAATTTGGTCGTCCTGTAAAGAGAAATCTGGTCCCGATGCATCCTGCAGATTCTCCGGCAACATGGTCAGACACGACTAAACTTCAAAATCTTGGATATAAACCAACCACCCCTGTATCCGAAGGTGTTTCAAAATTTGTCCAGTGGTATAAATCTTATTATAAAGTGAATTAAAGAATGAAGGCTTACGCAATAACATTAACAAAAAATCTACTTTCTGTAAGAGGAACTGATAATTTAATAAATTCATCAAAAGCCTTTGGAAATGATTTTGATGTTGAGGTATTTCATGCAACCACTGATGGTGGTCCAGCCACACTCGCATTTGAAATGGGTGAATGGGGTTTCAAATGGAACTATCCGTGGGATGAGGTAAAGATTGATATTCAATCAGGTTTAGTAAAAAGACCATATAAAACCAAAAACCCCGGGTCTAGAATAGCATGCGCACTAAGTCATTATCGTCTATGGAATGCTTCGGTTCAAATGAATGAAACAATTCTAGTATTAGAGCACGATGCTATTTTTATTAGAAAATTCACAAATGAATCTATATCTGAATTTGAAAATTCGGATTTTGGTATTATGGGAATTAATAATCCCATTGGCGCGACCAGAAAAGCATCACAACTGGATGCAATGATACAACACGACAAAAGATCAATTCAACCAATCCCCGTATTAGATCAATATACAACTCCCCAGGGATTAGCTGGAAATTCTGCATATATAATTAAACCGTGGGCAGCTAAGAAACTTGTGGATGGGGTTAAAGAATACGGACTTTGGCCAAATGACGCATTTATGTGTAAACAGTTATTTCCTTTTCTTGGATTATCTAGAACTTATTATACAAAGGTGCAAGGTCTTCCTTCCACCACTACGTAGGAGAATACTATGAAAGCATACGTGATTACAATTAAGGGCAATAAAAAGTCTGAAGAAGCTGCGGCTCGATGCATTGCATCCGGTAAGAAATATGGTGTCAAAGTAGACACATTCTATGCGATCACCCCCGAAGACAATATACAGGATATGGCGAAGAAAGCAGGAATAGAAAGTCTTGCAAGATTCAATGAGGTGTATTCAAGATCAGATAGGTGTCTCGCGGCATTTCTCTCACATTTCACTTTATGGATGTTAAGTGTTTCAACAAAAGAAGAACTCGTAATTCTTGAGCACGACGCTGTGTTTGTTGATTATCTAACAAGATTCGAATACACCGCTTGTGTTAATCTTGGTCGCCCTTCATACGGGAAATGGAACGTACCTAAATTATTGGGTATTAACCCTCTCACGTCAAAAAGATATTTCCCTGGTGCTCATGCATATATGGTAAAACCTGTCGGCGCTGCAGCCCTTTTAGAAAGATCTAAACTGTTCGCTGGACCAACAGACGTATTCTTAAACATGGAGAATTTCGATTGGCTTCAAGAATATTATCCTTGGCCAATAGAATGTAAGGATTCCTTCACCACAATTCAAAGCGAAAGAGGTTGCCTGGCGAAACATAATTATAGTGAAGGATACGAAATTGTATGATAAAGTATTCGTAACTGGGTGTGATCAACATACCGAGTGGATGCTTCCATGGTTTCTAAGAAATTATTGGGAGCACAATAAAATTCCATTAGTTGTCATGAATTTTGGGATGAGTAATAATATGCTTATGTGGCTTAATATGCGTCCTGAAGTTGATAAGGTTATGAGTGCAGAAGCAGTGTTATATACAAGTTGGTATCAAAAACCACAGGCACTATTAAGTGTAAAGGCTAAGCAAAAATTTTGGATTGATACTGATTGTGAAGTTCTAGATGACATTTCTGATGTCTTTAAATACATCAAACCAGAAAAAATATGTCTTTCTATAGATCAACCTTGGACTTTAAGGAGAGGAGACACCTGGTATAATAGTGGTGTCTTTGGAGTAGAAGGTGATCCGAAAATTCTTAAAGCATGGGCTTTGAATTGCAGACAAAAATATAGAAATCAACATTTACATGGGGACCAAGATATACTCCACGATATGTTGAAAACGCCGATTGATTCTCTCATAAATATAGAGGAACTACCGAACGAATATAACACACTTCGTCTTCAAATTCAAGATGGAACCACAGGCAAAATAAAAATAATGCACTGGACAGGTGTTAAAGGTAAAGATCACATTAGAAGGGTTATGAATGACTAAAATTATACACGTAGTAGGGAACGGATTTAGTGCAGAGGCATATGATCAAACAGCGCCAGGAATGACCTTGACGTGTAATCTACCTCCATTTGATATACCGAATGCATCTGCAACTTGTATGGTCGATTTTAAAATGATGAAGGCTATTGAAGAAGGTTCTGTTACTGTCCCGGGTAATTGGGTACTAGGATTTAGACCTAAAAAGTATACTGAATTAAGACAAAATTTTTATCTTCGTCATGCACCTCAAATTAAAGAATTTTATACCGTTCTACCGAAATACGTAGCGAATTATACTGATTTTAATTGCGGTCATTTTGCTGTTCATTATGCTGCTAATAGATTAAAGGGTACTGAAATTCATATGTACGGATTCGATTCAATGTTTGAATTTGATCTTAGATCTTGTACTGATTTTTATTTACAATCAAATAGAGAAAATAATCATACAGAGAAACTTACAAGTAATTGGCGACCAATCTGGGAGAAACTCTTTAAAGAATTTCCAAAGGTTGATTTTAAAATATACTACAGACATAATCATATCAAAATTAATGCACCAAAAAATGTTGAATTAATCGTAAAATAGGGTTTACAATCTTTCAAATTTAGGGTACTATACATATATGGAACTTTTAGATAAATCCTGTTTAGATTCGATTGATGTCGATATTAATCAATCGATCATGTGGTATATGTGTGCTACTTGGGCTTTAAATGAAGAAAATCCGATTATAACAGAAAATGTTTATAATCACATAAAAAGAAAAATTAAGAAGAATTGGGAAATTATAGATCATGTTTGTAAATTCAACATTGATCAAAATGATTTTTCGATTATAGAATTCCCTAAAATGACTGAACAAACTGTAAAGACCCTTAGATCAAATCTATAATAGGGGTTTACACCTTAGACGTTTTATGATACTATATAAGTAATCTAAACAAATGGAGAATAAAATGAGTGATTCTAACTCAAGCGCCACAACTGGCGGAATTAGCTTTACGGGTGCTTTAGCTCTAGTATTTATTGTGATGAAATTAATGGGCTGGGGTGCAGTAGCTACCTGGTCGTGGTGGTGGGTACTTTCACCGCTTTGGTTGCCGATCGTAATTGTATTGGGCTTCATGGCAATTGTCTTTCTCTTCGTCCTACTTGCCGCTGGCATTAGTGCCCTATTTGGACGATAGAATGACAGACTTTGAACAAATGGTTGTCGATGATATCCTGGTATGGTATTTAGAATCTGGGTGTGGTATTCATCCATCTCAGCATGAAGCTATATCAAAAGAGTATTGGAAACAAACTCATGGTATGTCATTAGATTGATAATTTGGGAGTATGGTGTAAAGGTGGCACAAACCGCTCATAACGGTTAAGGATCGAGTTCAACTCTCGGTGCTCCTACCAAAAGGAATATATAATGTATGAAATACTAAAAGCAGATGACATTTGGGGCCTCATGAGAGAGGTCCGAAAACTTAGAGCCAAAGGTTGGCGTTGCGCCGGCGGAGTAGCTATTAAGAGCGCAAAAGGCGGTATATTAAATACTGATGAAACCACATATTATCAGGCAATGGAGAAGTGAAGTGAAAGATTTTGTTATAAACCGTAACTCGTGGCATTTTCAATTAAATGAGATATTCATTTTAAGAGAAAAATCGCCTCATCAATATCCTAAAGATTTTTGTACTTATTGGCGTTGGACATTATGGTCAGCGGTGATGGCTGGTGCTATGACTTTCATTGTGCTTGCTGCAATCGGCGCAGTTGGTATAATATTATTCGGCGCCGCATCGCACCTAATGTTTTCCGCTGCATTACTTGGATTTATAACACTCGCAGTAGGTGTTGGAGTATTTATTGTATTAATATTAGTTCCCTATGTCATTGAACCTCTTTGGAATAAAATCCCTCGTGATTGGTTCAGTGAAAAGTTAGGTAAACTTGGTGATGCAATTGCATTACCATTTGTATGGGTGTGGTCATATTTACTTATTCCTCTCCACTATATTTGGGAATTAATCAAGGAAGCGTTCTTTTACCTTAATGATAAGTATGATGCTTGGCGCGAGAAGCACCCAAAGAAAGATCCAAAACCGTCGATCATTGTTGCTAAGTATAAAGCACAAAAATCCAAGATTTGCCCGATGGTAGAATATGCTTGATCGTGTTAGTTGGGATCGCTATGACAGCGGTTCGTGGAGTTTCGGTATAAGTTATCAGACGGCGCCACACCATTTTGCAATACATTTGTTTAAGCGAGCATTGTATATTAACTTTGAATAGAATCGACTGGTCGGATAACCGGACAATAGATTAGGTAGCACCTAAGTCTCTAGCTATGAGGTATAATACAGGTTATACGAAAAAGCAGCTTCGGCTGTTTTTTTGGTGACAGATGTAAATTAAATTAGAAAAAAGTGAATTAATTTGCATTTAGGGGGTTTACGGCGACACTTTTTTTATATATAATACATCTAACAAATAAACAATTAAGCAACGCACAGAACATTAAAAATTTATCGCGGGATGGAGAAGAGGAAACTCATTAGCCTCATAAGCTAAAGATCGCCAGTTCGAATCTGGCTCCTGCAACCAACAAGAAAGCTAACATGAAACATTTATTCCAAATATCCCCAGAACAGAATACGCTGCCAGCGTATAATTCGTTCTGTGTGCGAGGTATGGATATTACACGCATGAAGGCTTTAAAGATTAGATAAAATTTCTAATATAATCTTTTGTAAAAGCCTTTCCTACTTCCCAGTTCGAAAGGTTTTTTTATGAAATAATGATAAAAAAGTTCACACCAAGGGGTTTAAATACTAAAAAGAACCCTTACTTATCTACTATCAAAGAGACAATCTAAGGAACAAAAAAACGAAAATAATTAAATTATTTTTCAATATAGGGGTTTAAATACTAAAAAGAACCCTTACTTATCTACTAACAAAGAGACAATCAGATCTATTTAGAAAAGAATGAGACAATAAAATAATTCATTCTTTTTTCAATAAATCTAATTTAAGGGGTTTACAAACCATCGTAAAAGCCTTATATTAGCACTATAGAGATTAAAAAGTTCAAGTGGATGTGCGGAACGAGACTGCAGGGACCACTATAAAAATACCTATATGGGCGTGTTTGGGGATTGTTAGACAAAACCAAGCTAGGATGTTAGATATCCTGAGAAATCTAACCGTGGACTATTTAGAAGACCCTATTCACATAGGTCCACGAAAAATATGGGGCACTACTAACAAATATTATTTAATAGTAATTATGATGCGGCGGGCAAATTCCGGCAAATATAGTTAACGCTATACCAACGATAATTACTTTCAAATAATATTTGCCTTCAAAGCATAAATGGCGATGCACCGGTTTTGTAATCCGGTTAAGTGAGTTCGATTCTCTCTGGGGGCACCAAAAGTTTGTGGTTAGATATGGAGCTGGGTTTATAACCGGCGCTGGATCGTTACCAGACGTACAAGAGCAAGAGCAAATTGAAGAGAGTGTCGAAACTCTCGCTTGTAGGCCACAATTTAATATGTCCCAGTAGCCCAATTGGCAGAGGCGTCAGGTTTAAGCCCTGTTCAGTCTGAGTTCGAATCTCAGGTGGGATACCAAGATATAATACAAGTAGGGAACGTTGGCAGTCATTGATGATGACACTAATCCTACGCAAATATCCAGCGACCAATTCAATTCCCATTAGCTCAGTAGGTAGAGCAAGCGACTGTTAATCGAAAGGTCCTAGGTTCGAATCCTAGATGGGGAGCCAATATATTGTATCGTGACTGAATGGTAAGGTGTCCGGCTGTTAACCGGAAGCCTCTTAATAGAGCGTGGGTTCGAGTCCCACCGATACAGCCAATTCCTGCTTTGATAAAGCGGAATAAAGTGTAAATGAGATTAACGTTTAAATACACTTACCAAAAACTTTTAAACAGGTTAACGTAATTACCGCGGAGTGTAAAGGGATTTCAGTTGTCGTTGCCCAACCAACGGAGCCAGGTAGTTCTAACGCCTGTTAAAGAGGTTTATCACTTCATTAGTCCGGAGGGGAATGTGCGGCCGCTCATTTCCTCTCCATATGGAATTCAAGGTTTACTAGCTCAACTGGAGAGAGCACTTGATTACGAATCAAGAGGTTCGGGGTTCGAATCCCTGGTAAATCACCAACGCGGCTCCTTAGCTCAACTGGACAGAGCACGGCACTTCTAATGCTGAGGTTCGGGGTTCGAATCCCTGAGGAGTCACCAATACGGTAAGTCAAACGTTATCTCTTTGATAAGCGGAACTTGACTTAGTAAAGCAATGGGAAAATTCGTCCATTCGCCATGACATTATGCACCGGTAGCTGAGTGGTTTAGCACGGGACTTTTAATCCCAGTACGAGGGTTCGATCCCCTCTCGGTACACCAAAAATAAGAATATGTGCGTGTGGGCAAATTGGCAAAGTCGCTCGGTTTAGGTCCGAGAGTTATGTGGGTTCGACTCCCACCATGCATACCAAATATATGGAGAGGTTTTTGCAGAGGTCTGCAACCCGGTCTTGAAAACCGGTGATAGGGTTAGTAGCTCTATGGGGATCAATACCGCCACCTCTCTTCCAGAACATGGGTTCTGTCATAAGGCTTCTGTGGAGAGGCGATGGGTTGTAGCCCCATTCCGGCAGCGGCACGAGGTTCGACTCCTCCGGAACCCACCAAATATGCGCGGTCTGATACGGTATTGGATTAGTGGAGAAAGTGCACATAATTCTCCCCACATTCGAATGAGGTTCGACTCCTCGCCCTGCACCAAGTTTAGGATGAATACAGCAACAAAACAAACGCTAACTTTTGATGTCTAGCGACAAAAATCATCCTGTAATTATTTGCCCGAAACGCGTCCTGGTGGACCATCGATCTTTACATGGTTGATTATGGTGAGTTCAATTCTCACTTTGGGTACCAAGTTAGGTGTTGCAGCACCTTTTCGAAAGAAGTAAAGATTGTATATTACACTGCAAAAAGTAATAATTTTTACTGATATAGCCTGGATGGCGCGCCCCATAAGGCGAAGGATTGGTTCGATTCCATAATATATTTGCTCTTTCGAAAGAAATATGTCCCTATAGCATAGTGGTAATGCTGGCGCCTGATGAGCGTCCTACCAAAGTTCGATTCTTTGTAGGGATACCAAATTACGAGTGTAAAAGATGCTACTATTAAATTAGTCATAGAGACTTGAGTGTTCGGTTTCTCGGACATCTTGGAGAGATCAAGTTCCCCTCGTATCAGAATTTCTGGGTATAGCTTAATGGTAAAGCAGTGGTCTTGGACCTCACGCATCGGAGTTCGATTCTCCGTGCCCTGACCAAAATATGTAAGTGTAGCTTAATGAAAAGCCCTGCCAAATGCCATATTATCGTGTGCTGCGGAAGGAGATACATGCTCGAGTCATGTCACTTACCCTAAAAATTGCTTCCAAACATCGGGTGATGTCGCCGGCCTTCCAAGCCGTGCTGGGTAGGGTTCGAGTCCCTCTGGACGCTCCAAAACAAGAAAAAGTAACGCCCTGTCTAATACTAGTTAACATTCGACAGGAAAAAGCGGGCTGAGAGGCATACATCAGAGGAGTAATTACCAAAGATGAAAGCAATAACTCTTAAGAGCTGCGTTACTACCAAATTGGCCTATTGATGTTAACGGTAGCATACCTGATTGTCCATCAGAGGGTACGAGTTCGATTCTCGTATAGGTCGCCAAATATGCCGGTAAAGTGTTGAAGGATACACACTTGATTGTGGATCAAGTATAGATGGGATCGTTACCCACTGCCGGTTCCAAATAATGAGAGGATATGATATGACTAAGAGATTTCCAGAGGATTACACTCACGCAGAACTTAATAAATTGGTTCTTTATCACCACTCGAAACATACAGAATATAAAACAAAATATTTAGATACACGCGATCAGCTGATCGAGATTCGTAAAGAACTCTCAGCTTTAAAACGTAAAAAGTAATGATATGGGAACTGGCTGGGTTCCGGAAGCGGATTGCAAATCCGTTAAAATTAGAGTTCGATTCTCTCCCATATCTCCAAATTTGGTTACAGAGCATGGTGCTCAGATGTCTCTCATAAGGACGTTTTGCCTGGATCGATACCAGGTGTAACCACCAAATAATGTCCAAGTAGCTGATGTGGTCTTAGCGCTGAGTTGAAGCCTCAGAGATGTAAGTTCGATCCTTACCTTGGACACCAAAGAATATGCTCCTTAGCTTAAGAGAGAAGCGACAACTGGTGTCCCTGCAGGGACTTGTTGGAGAAGGAAATTCGGCCAAATCGTTGCAACGGTGGAAGTCAGAGAGGTGTGATGCCTCCCAGGAGCACCATAATATATCACGTTAGTTTAAATGGAATAGAACACTTCACTTTCAATGAAGACGATGCGAGTTCGAGTCTCGTACGTGGTACCAGAATATAGCAGTAATATGATGCGGATAACGTGTCTGAGTCATACGAAATGCTCGTCGGTAGGGAGGTTGTTGGCCTAAAGCCACGGCGTGAAAAGCTACGACGTTAAATGGAAGCCTCCCAGAAATCACGGACCAGGTCCAATCATTGGTCAATTGGAGCGGCCTTTTAACCCGTATGCGTCTGAGTTCGATTCTCAGCTGGTTCACCAAAATTGGTAGTGATATAATCTTCCCGTGTGAGGAAGACCTTAACGTTCCGTATTAATTTACCCGATCCAGAAGAAGGATGTTAAGTCAAAGGTGCAAACACCCCTACCAGTACTAATTTAGGATATATACAGCAACCAAATTTATTTTAGGTTCGACTCCTAAAGTCCCCACCACGAACACACTTGAACAAAGGTTAAATCCGTAGTTTAACTGGACTGAATGTAGATTACATCGCGCGTTTAGTAAGTTCTAGTAGGTCATCAAGTGTGTTCTTGATGGGGACTTGGCATGGTGCCAGCGCAGTCATACTGCGTTTAACCCCATATATCCTGTAACTAATAATGCACCGGTAATTCAGCGGTAGAAATTCGGCCTCTTAACCCGAAAGTCGTGGGTTCGATCCCCACCCGGTACACCAATTCAAGGCCCCTTGGTGCAATGGTAGCACGCCAGGTTTTCAACCTGTAGACGAGAGATCGATACTCTCAGGGGCAACCAATTTATTAGCAATTCGGCTGAAAAAACAAAGAGATATGATATGGAAAGCAAAGAAGAATTTTACAACAACGTGTCAAGAATACTTGGCATAGAACACGAATACAATGAACCAGTACCACGTAGAACTCGTTGGAACAATAGAAATATTGGCAACGGAAGATTCAAAGGTTTTGGTCTTGTTAGGTGTCATGGCTCCGGCGTAATCGTTATAAGCAAAAAAGATGGTACAAAAATATTTGATACTTATGACGAAGTTTATGAACATTTAAGGGGTTTACATCCTCTTTAAGATACGGTATTATATTGAGATCAAAAGGAGATATATGATGATAAAATTCACTGCTTTTAATAATATAACTCGTGAAGAAATTGAATTAGCTATTGAACGGCTTCCAGAGCATGGTTTAACCCGCTGGAAAATGGGCGAAATTCTTGAACAGCTAGATAAGCATAATGATGCATTATCTTACACTCTCGCAAAGCTTCAATGGCATGATGAGTTTTTGGATTGGCTTGGTCAAAATGGTCGAGTAAGTCCCCTAGATATTCAAGATTTTTTCCGCTGGAAAGAAGCTGAGAAAATTGTAAACGAAATGATGAATTAGAATAATGGTTCGTTAGTGTAGTGGTCGCATCGCTGGTCTGTCAAGCCGGAGGAACGGGTTCAATCCCCGTACGAACCGCCATTAAATAACAGAGTATAGCTTAGTCGGTAAAGCGCTGGTCTTGGGTACCAGAGATCGAAGGTTCGAGTCCTTCTATTCTGACCAAAAAAAGGAAAATATTATGAGCTTAACTAAACAGTTAGGTAAATTGGAAAAACGCAAAATCGTGTTAGAGCAAAAGGCTCCGCGAACTATGGCGGATCAAAGTGAACTTCTTCACTTGATAAATGAAATTAAGAAGATAAGAGAATCCATTCTTAGACATAAGAGTGTATTTCACTAATTTGTTCTAGATAAAGCTGGTTGCTTTATCGTCGAACGGGTACCAGCGATAGGTATATAATGCAGCAAAGAGTAATTGCTAAAAAATTCTCAAACGTTGAAGCCGGTTACTGCGTTTTAAATTCAGTGCTCACCACACATTACCGGATAAAATTTGGGCCTAGTTTATGGGGTAACGGCAGATCCTTGCAAGATCCGCGTCAGAGAGTTCGATTCTCTCTAGGTCCACCAAATAACGGGACGCTGGTGTCAACGGGAACACGTCTGCTTTGCAAGCAGAAGTTCAGGGTTCGATTCCCTGGCGCTCCACCAATAGAATTAGGAAGTACAGGTGCACCTTGATAGGTGTGGTTAATATCCCTTATCCCTGTTGGGGTTAAGAGTAACACGAGCTTAGGGGCTCAGGTTCAATTCCACTCGCTTCCTTTAAAGTTTTTCAGCTTATTTTCTTCAAAAAAAATTGCGTCAAATTATTCTCCGCTGGTCTAATGGCAGTGACGCTGGGCTTTGGTCCCGGAGTTCGAGGTTCGAATCCTCGGCGGAGATCCAAACATATAAAGGTTTATTATGAAATTACGTGAATTAGGTACTATCATCTCTGGTGAAGTTAAATCTCGCAGAGTCTTTCTTGAAGAACTAAAAGAAGAACTTGAAAAAGAAGGTTTGGAAGTATTAGAGATTTCAGAAAGTGATATGGAATGTCGATGGTGTACGGTCAAAAGAAGTGAAGGAAGAATCACTCCTATGACTAGAAATCTATTTAATAATATTCGTGATACACCAACAATAAAAGAGTTTATAGCGGGTTAGAGAAGTGGTCACAGGCTACGACAAAGTAGTTCATCTCATCAGGTTCATGACCTGAAGATCGTAGGTTCGAATCCTACATCCGCAACCAGTTACGCTGTCCTTGGTAAGGTCTCCTGCCGATTAAGGTAGAGAGTGGGTCGGTTCGATTCCGAACGTATGGATAAAGTCGGTTCGAATCCGGCCAGCGAATTCAATTAATGGCAGTTAGATAAGAAGTTCAGATGCGCAATGGTCACTACGGCCTATAAAAATGAACTCGCCATTGATCAATATTTGCCTCAATGATGGAATGGTATACATACGCTTCTGAGGAATGCGGTTCTCTGGGTTCGAGTCCCAGTTGAGGTACCAAACAAAGGAAATTTTATGGCTAATAGAACTTCAAGACATCAAAATCCTGGTGATAAAAACCTTAAAGGTAAAAAATCTAAAGGATATTGTATTTGTTGCGATGATGTTATCAACCATAAAGAAAAGATCTTGAAAGAGATAGACGAAAAAGAAATGAAACAATATTGCTCCAGTGGTGGAATGGTAGACACATCGGCCTTAGTACCCGATGCCTAGTGCGTGAGAGTTCGAATCTCTCTTGGAGTACCAAAGTTTGCGATAGCATAATATTTGAATTAATTTCATTTAGGGGGTTTAAATTTAGTATTTAACCCTTACTTATATAGTATCAAAGAGACAAACAAAAGGATATTATATTATGGGTAAATTAACTCAAGAAGAAAACTTTCAGCTTTCAAAATTGTTCAGCAAAATGGACAGCGATGATATTAGCTCGGTTTATACTCTAGCGAAATCAGCTCGCGGTCGATTGGATATGATGAAATCGGTTTCACTATATGTTGGTCAACCAGTTTCGTTTGTTGGAAAACGTAAGGTTATCGTGAAAGGTAAAATTACTAAAGTTAACACAAAAACCGTTAAAGTTCAAGCCGAAAGCGGCGTTCTATGGACAGTTTCAACATCATTGATCAAAACTGAGGACTAATATGGGACTTCAAATAAACGTATATGATGACTCTTATGCAAAATATTTGCCTGATGATGTCGTTAGATTTATTAATGAGAATGCCCCATTTCCTCTTTCTTTTAAAATGGTTTATGAAAATTGGCTTGTACTGGGTGAAAGTGATAAGAAAATTATTCAGTTTATAAAAGCTATATTTTTAGAGGATGCTCAAATGACATATGGGGATGATTACCCATTTGAAACTGCATTCTATCTAAAATCATGACTGAGAGAGAATTAGCCCCAACATTTTCAGAATTATATGTTGAGGCACTTGAAAGACTTCCGGATGATTATCCGGACTTAGCAAGAATGAAAAGTCACTGGACACACGTTGGAAGAGATAATTTCTCATTAACAAATCCAAAATATCGTGATAAATGTAAGAAAGAAATTGATGATCATATCAATAAACTTTTAAAGAAACATAATCAATTGCCGTAGGTGTTGGTACACATGGAGGTTTTATAAACCTTTAAGCCCCAGATTAGGGTTCTAGATAAGGTTCAAATCCTTATACGGCGACCAAAAAGGACTATATTATGTCGGATGAAATCAAAATTAAAGTAACCGAAGAAACTGTTGATGATTGGATCTGTGGGATATTTGATGAAGATGACTATGAATTTAGCACTAACGAATTAGCTATAGTAAGACAAAATGTTATTGATCAAGTAAAGGGTGAAATCCAGGATAATTTCTTGAACGATGTTTACCAATATCTTGATAAAAATGCTGTACTGCAAGGTTCAGGATATAAAGGCAACGAAGAAGAATCTTTTCCCGATCCTGAATGGGATCCGGTTGAGAAGATTTTCAAATACTAATCCTTGGTCCAGCGGAACTGGTGACGAGCTTACGAAGCCTGTTTAAGGGAGTTCAACTCTCCCACTGAGGTCCATATATTGGGGAATATTTTAACGGTAGAAACGTAGACTCTGACTCTATTAGTCCAGGTTCGAATCCTGGTTCCTCAGCCAATATGCTCGTATGATGGAATGGTAGACATAGCAGCCTCAAACACTGTGGCCGTAAGGTGTGAGAGTTCGAATCTCTCTACGAGTACCAAACAAAGGATTATATTATGAATTGTTATAAGATAAGATCTAAGAAAGAGATTAGAGATAAACTCGCAGCAGAAGCAGATCCTAGATGGCCTATCCCAGAATTTTGGGGAGTAATGAATACCGGGAGGGATATGTGGGACACCGCTGGCGGCGCAAGCAAAGCACTAAAAGCTAGTGGTTATCACCGCGGTCAAAGTTTAACAGATTTTGAAATTGTTGAGTTCGACTTAGTTGCAACGGGAAAAACAATTCCTATTAAGGTTAAGAAATCATGAACGCTCTTAAGATGACAAAAGAATTAGTTGACTATTATCCATGTAGAATACATGACAAGGGTCCAGGTGCATGGGGCGTCAGATCACACGACGACTTCGAACAATATCTAGAAGGCGGCAAAGCAGCAGCATATGTTGCAGCCAATCTTTTAAATGGATTACCTGCTCAAGCGGATCTAATTAATTTTGTGACAGATCCAAAAGAAATTCACGATCTTGCCTCGATAACACGAGTAGAAGTCATTGATAAAACTGGCAGAGCTTATACGAACATGAAAGCTGAGAACGTCTCGCTTTCATTCCAAGACGACAATCGCACTCTCAAAGTGTTTATTGATTAGGAAACAAAATGATTATGTCCCGGTCGACTAGTGGTCTAGGTCGCCTCCCTCTCAAGGAGGAAACGCGGATTCGAATTCCGTTCGGGGCTCCAGAAAGGAATATATTATGGCTGATTTAAAATCATCAGAAGATTGGCACAAAGAGCCAAAATACAATAAAATTGTTATAATGGATCCAGACGGTTGGAACCGAAAAGATTATAAAAATAGTTGGGCGGAAGAAATTTCACGCGATGAATTCGAACAAAGAGTTGGATTATCAACGTGCAGTTACCCTGCCGGATTTTTTGAGCAATATAAATCCGCATAGTTCAGGGGAAGAACGCTTCGTTGACATCGAAGAGGTCGCTGGTTCAATTCCAGCTGCGGATACCAAAAACGCTTGCATAGTATAAAGGGATTACGCTCCTTTGGTAAGGGAGAAACGATGGATCGATACCATCTGTGAGCACCATTAGAAAGTTACATCATGAAACCCTTATTTATGAGCTCTCTACCGTTTATTGTAGACATAGATGAAATCCTAAGACTTCATAAGCTCGTGAGAGAGTACGTAGGTAAAGAAAACGAATTACAAATAGCAATTACCTGTCGTGATAGATCGATAGATCCACTAGAACAACTAATAAGTACTAGTGGTGGTCTTGGCGGGAATTTTAAAGCCGATACGTGGGAAGATGGACTTCGACTAGAATCAGAATGTAAAGATCTCTGTTCCTGGTATGATGGTACATATATAGAAGATCTTTATAATGAATTATCTAAACACTTTATTCTTGGTAGAACAAGATTTATGTTGATGAAATCAAAATATTGTTACACTATGCATCGAGATGCTACACCAAGATTTCATATACCAGTTTTGACCGATAAAGATGCAGTAATGTTTGATAATGAATATACACCACATAAACTAAATATTAATAGACTTTATACCATTGACACGACTAGACAGCATACCGCTGCTAATTTTAGCCGTCAAGAAAGATTACATATTGTTGGAGGTTTTCGTAACCATGGATAGTAAAAGCGCTAATATAATTCGAGATGCTCTAAGAGAACTCTTGTATGAGCCTACATCCAAACACATCAAAGATGTCATTACCACCTGTCGTGATCGTGGTGATTACGTTACAGAAAAAGAAATAGATATAATCGTAAATGAAGTATTTTGGGAAAATGAAAGAGAGCGAAACTCATGAGTCTTAAACAAATGGAGAGTGAAGGGGTCAGGTGACCTTGCTCGCTTGGAAAGCTAAGTGCTGGCGATAGTCAGTGGATTTCGATTATCCCGTTCTCCTCCAGAAAGGTTATATTATGGTTAAACAAATATATTATAGAATTTCAGATGAATATGGAAGCACATGGTATCCATTAAATCCAACTGGTAAATGTAAAAAAATTACTGGTGGACCTAATAATGATGATAATGGAATTTATCATCAACATCAATTAGGCGGAAGATACCTTGGCAGAAGCGGACCCAAAATCTGGATCCATGAAAGGGATCTTAAATGGTTTGATGTTCGTAAAGTAGAAATATTTAATTATGATATACATCGAATTAAATCAAAATAGGGGGTTTAAATTCAAAAATAAACCCTTACTTATATAGTATCAAAAGGAGATACTATGACTATTCGTTCTAAAAGTGAAAACAAAGAAATCGTAATCGACCTAACTGGTCCTGACGGCAACGCATTCGTTCTGTTAGGATATGCAAAAGGCTTTGCAAGAGATGTTGGATTCGATGAAGAAACCACCAACACAATTCTCGAAAGAATGAAATCGAGTGATTATGAAAACTTGATTAAAACGTTCGATGAGTATTTTGGTGATTTCGTGGTACTAGAACGATGATCGATGTATCTAAATTTAAATATGTGACTGAGGACTTCAACAGTAAAAGTTGGATTATTAGTACACATGAAAAATACGAAGATGGACAAACTATTAGAATTGCTTTTGCAACTGCAGAAACGGAACAACTTGCTTATCAGGTATTTCATCTTATTACAACATATTCAAATATTGCGTACAATGTTGGTAAAGAACATGGACGCGAGGATATGCAAAAGGATCTACGTGAAACGTTAGGGATAAAATGAAATTCGATTTTCCAGTAATCTTTGATCAAGAACCTACAGCTGAACTTCTTGTTCAATATGGCTGCAATGGCGGCAAATATGGCCGGATTGGTCTTAGAATTGCTAAAAAATCATATATGCGAGTTCGTCTTGCAGGTGAGCAGAATTGGAAATGTTGCTGGTGTGGTATAGATACTATTCCCGAAAACAAAAAATCTAATTCAGCAACAATCGAACATGTAATCGTCCAATGTGAGGGTGGTACAGACGATTGGGAAAACCTTGCAAGTGCTTGTAATAAATGTAACAACAAGCGTGGCTCAAAGCCCGCAGAAGAGTTTATGAATGGAATGCTTCAAAATAAGGGATAGAGTAACCCAGCAATGGTGTGCAACATCTTCTAATAGAACCCTTTGGGAAACCGAATTTGGGGCAAAACAAGCAATCTCGTATTTCGTGAGAATTACGTCAGGTTCAATGAAAGAGGATTTCGAGGCTGTACCGTTTCAGATGGTAGAACAACCGATTTTCGATTAATGCAGGTGTAGTATAATGGCTATTACGACTGGTTGCCAATCAGTAGACGAGGGATCGATACCCTTCACCCGCTCCAAAAAGGATTTATTATGAAACGTGAAGTCACACACTTTAAAAAATCTAAATCAGATCCAAGTAAATCTGAGGTAACTATTACCACACATCCTAATTGGTTTTTTAAATTGCTCGGTTATAAACCAACAGATCAATGGGTTTTAGGTGAATATTGGGAGTGGAGATATTTTCCTTCCGGAATTGAAACCGACATGGAAACTAGGCGTTTTATTAATAGGACGACTGAAGAAATTACAGCCAAACGTGAATTCGATATTCTCGCATCGCAGAATAAAGAGAAAATGAATGATTATTGGACCCCTGGACAAAAATAGGGGGTTTACATCCCTTACGTTATATTGTACAATACTATTATAAATTAATCGGTGGGAATAAAGGAATATAAAATGAATAAGATGATTATACCAATATTTAGGAACCTCGTTTTTCATACTTGCATCATCACCGGCGCCGCTTTAGTTCTATCAGCATGCGCTCCAAAAGGTGCGTGTAGTAATTTAGATACTGTTCCAATGTACACTAAAGAAGGTTTTTTGATTAAAGATGATCAAGCATGTCTTCTACCACCAGGTGTGGTACATGTGCCAGGAACACCAACCGTTCCAGGAACACCAACTGTACCAGGAACACCAACCGTTCCAGGAACACCAACTGTACCAGGAACACCAGGAACACCAACTGTGCCAACTGTGCCAGAAGTTCCGGTTATTATCATTATAGATGATAAGGTTAAGGAAAACAATGGCTTTGGTAATTGTGATCAGAATGCCCCAGGTAATTCAGAACACAATAACAACGCAGAAAATGCCGGAGGAAATCACAACGGTGAATCCGAAGGACCAGGTAAATCAACAGCAAAATGTGAGGACTAAATTATGATGACATTCGTCATGGCTCTTATAGGCTTAGGCCTATTCGCATGGATCTTTGTGATGGGTGTCGAAGCTCTCGCTAAAAGATTTAAAAACCAAACACCAGAGCGATTTATATACACCTCGTATGTTGATTCTGACGGCGAACAAAAACCGTTTGTTATCGATATTAAAGACATTGGTATATCTCACGACTAAAGAATATGGATTATTTCAGCAAACAATTTTAGCAGGTTCAATCCCTGCTTTTCGAGCCAAAACTTTCGAAAAGTTCAGCCCACGGTGGGCATAATCCAGTACATTATGAAACATTGGTTTGTTTCAGCAACTAAATTTTCTTGAAACGAAAACAAAATCAAACCAGAATAGGAATATAATTATGAATACTTTCGCAAACGCCGTTTCTAACTTTGACTACAACACTGTTGCACGTACAAAGAACGGAATGAAGTCACCAAAGAACACTTCCTCAAATGTTCTAGATCTTTTCGGTAAGGCAGGTTCTGCCCGTGGTAAGGATATTAGTCAGTCATTTGTAGCATCTTTCGGTGAAGACCCAGCACTTACACTTCGTGTATTGATGTGGGCTCGAGATATTCGCGGTGGAGCCGGTGAGCGTCAGACCTTCCGTACTCTTCTTGCTGGACTTGAAAAGTCTAATCCAGTCGCAGCTGGTAGCATCATGCACAAGATTCCGTTGCTTGGACGTTGGGACGACTTGTTCGTTTACCAGGATTCAACTAACCGTAGTGCAGCAATCGCAATGATTGCGGAAGCACTCGATGACGGAAACGCACTCTGCGCTAAGTGGATGCCACGTAAGGGTAAGGTTGCAGTAGAGCTCACTAAGGCTTTCGATCTTTCCCCTCGTCAGTACCGTAAGCTAATCGTTGGTCTAACTAACGTTGTTGAAACTGATATGTGTGCAAAGAACTGGGATAAGATTAATTTCTCACACATCCCATCACTTGCATCTGCTCGTTACCAGAAGGCATTTGGACGAAACGCGTCTGAGGCATACTCTGCCTACATTCACGATCTTCAGAAGCCTGTAGCCGAGCGTTCTAACCCTAAGGTTAAGATCAATGCAGGAGCAGTATACCCATACGATATTGTTAAGTCAGTAGGTAAGGGTAATGCGGCAGTAGCAGACGAACAGTGGAAGGCATTGCCTAACTTCATTGGTAACTCGAAGATCTTCCCAATGGTTGATGTTTCTGGTTCAATGGGTTCACTTGGTTGGGATTATGGTGGCAACACTGGACCTTCACCAATTCTCGCAGCGGTTTCCCTCGGTCTCTACTGTGCAGATAAGAACCAGGGTGCATTCAAGGACTTGTTCTTGACATTCAGTGGCTCACCAGAAATCGTTAATTTGAAGGGTACTCTTTCAGAGAAGATGAAGCAGATGTCTACCGCTAATTGGCAGATGAATACTAACCTCAACGCTGCAATGGATCACATCCTAAATGTAGCTGTTAAGGGACGTACTCACCCAGCTGATATGCCAGAGGTTCTTTTGATTCTTTCTGATATGCAGTTCGACCGTTGCGTAAAGCACGACGACTCCGCTCTTCAGATGACAGCTCGTAAGTTCATCAATGCCGGATACAACATGCCTCGCGTGGTTTTCTGGAACTTGAATGCTTCTTACGCAGATGACAATGCGCCAGTTAAGTTTGATCAGCGTGGAACAGCTCTAGTTTCTGGGTTCAGCCCAGCTATTATGAAGTCTGTTCTTGCAAACGATCTAGAGGACTTCACCCCTTACAACGTAATGTTGAAGACTCTTAATAACACACGTTACGACCTTTAATTAGGTCGTTTCGATTAATTTGGATGGTTTCAGCAACAAATTTTGCATTCGGAGCCGTAGATGCAGTGTTCGAATCCTGCATCCCTCACCATGAATATAGTATGATAACTCGTTATACCCACTGGGTCTGCAGCCTTGACGCTAAAGGGTGAACTTACTATATTCTTGCTGAGGGATTAGCTTAATGGTAAAGCAACGTAAACCTCCATCCAGTTATCAACAAGGGTGAATAATGTTATATAATAAATCACATAAAAGAAATCCGATGTTTCTGGAATCTGTGGATAATATGTTTGATCAAATCATTGGTCAACCACCTCGATTACATTTATCGCCACTTCAGGATTTAATAGAATATAGAACTCTATATTTATCATTACCTCGACAAACAGGTAAATCCCAATATATTGGGGAGGTATCTAAGATGTTCTCTAACCCTTTAATTTTTACGCCAAGCAGGCGTATGGGAGAGGAACTTTTTGGAAAACATAGAGACGGACTTATCAGCATACCTTCATTAATTAGAAACCCCGATTTACTTAGGGGAATGAGACATAAAGCAGATGTATTCTTCTTCGACGAAGTCCATTATGATGATGCAATAAAAACGTTACAATTATTCGATTCAATTACAAAAGGCATCAGCCGAAGGTGTGTTGTTCTTGGATTAAAAACATAGAATTTAGGATAGTTACAGCAACAAAATAGCTTGTGAATGGTTCACAATTTGACTTCTAATCAAACCTTGCGGGTTCAATTCCTGCAGCAAAAAAGCTATCCTGTATTAATACATAAATACATGTACAAACATTTAGGTAAACGGGTCCCATATGTATAGTGTAATAGCATTAGTATGTTTTTCAGCAATAAATTGTGAGATTTATGTCCCAAAGCCGCCCGTCTCATTCTTTCCTACAGCTACTGAATGTGTTGAGGGCGCTGAATTAACAAAAGAAAACTTAGAGGAAATTGTCCCAAATACATTTCTAATAATTCAATGTGTTAATTGGCATAGAACAACTTTGGAGAATTAAATGAATGAAGATTTAAAGAGTACCTGTAAATTTATAGATAATGCTCTTAAAGAATCTGGATACATTTCACTTCAGCCACTTGAAGAACTTTTAAGTGCCGATCTAACTGAAGCAACCTTACTTGTGAATATGTGGATTAAAGAAGGAATAATCATAAAAAGTGAAATAATTTCTAATTAGGGGTTATAATTCTATAAAAAACTCTTATGTATAGTATGTAAAAGAACATAAATAGATATGAGGTATTAGATGAATAAGATCGAAAAAATCCTTTGTAAGTATGGACCGGGTGGAAGAGATTGCCCATGCTGTGGTCCAGCTCCAAAAGATCGCAAAGCGTTCAATCGCACTGCTAAACGCCGTTTTCGTGCTCTAGGTAAGAAATCCATTGCTCGTCAACTATTAGAAATGAAGTCTTAATATAAGGTCTCCTGGTCATCAAACATCATTGTTTGTCTCCTTTGCTCCTTTCTACCGATCGGGAGATCCTTATATTAAGATTTGGAAAATGAAGCGGGTTGGTGCCCGTCTTGGCCTGCTAAGCTAAAGGTACCGTTCGAAGCGGTATGGGATTCGACTTCCCCGTTTTCTTCCAGAAAGAGTGAAATGAAACCAGAGCCAATAACAAAAGTAAAAGATCTACTTCCTAATCTCGGTCTTATAGAGATTGAGGAAGAGATTGAAATGTTGGAGGCTATAAAGGTTAAATTTCCACATAGAACAAAACAAGCAAATGATCAAATCGATCTTTATAGAGATATGATCCATTTACTTCAGAATTAGGGGTTTACATAGGCCAAAAAGTATGGTACTATAAATACTTCAATAAAGAGTTTTAAGGATGACTTCAGCAACTAATCGAAAAGGACTTCGGTTCTTTTACATATAGAAGTTAGCCGGTTTTCGGGAAACATCGCAGCATCCTGTCTTTTGTCAGATGCGGAACGAAAACAATACGGCTTAACATTAACAGTCGTCTAGGCATCATACGTCTAGACGGCACAGATTTCAATAACGAGTTTAATTATTAACTCGTACCTAATTTGGATGGTTACAGCAACCAAAATCGCTAACAACTTTTCATGTGTCTTAGCGGACAAACCCATCCAGCAAAAAATATGGGAGTGTAACTTAGTGATAGTTGGTACTATCAGCGGTCTCCAAAGCCGTTAGTAAGGGGTTCGATTCCTCACACTTTCGCCAAAAAAGGAATATATAATGTTAGGTGATGCAGAATTCAAAGAGATCGGCGAAGAATTACAGAACGCTTATGTATCCGGGATTCGCAAAGAGCTAAATATTCCTGAGGACTCTAGATATCTCTCTTCAAGTTTTTCTGTTGAATATTTTCAAAAACTTGTAGGTGTTATTAAAGAGGAAAATATCACAGTAGTTTCAGCTTCCCAAAGAGGTGATACCGTACATCTTAGTTGTTTCATTTCTGCACAAGGAATTGAGAACGTTAAAACTAAAAAGAAGTAATACGCGGGTATAGCTTCATGTCAACTGGTGTTGGCAGCAGGTTTCCAACCTGTGAGCAAGGGGTTCGATTCTCCATATCCGCTCCAAAACATCCGAAAGGCCCTTTCACATACTGTGTTAGGGTCTTTTTTTGTGGCTAAATGAAATTAATTCAAATTAAATCAAAATAGGGGGTTTAAATCCTAGGAATAACCCTTACTTATATACTATCAAAGAGACAAACAAAGGATTTAAAAATGATCACTCTACCTACACACCTAATCGAAGAAACAACTTTCAACGATGCTTCACATCTTATAAGCGCTTTTGGCGGTAACGATCTTCTTCAGGGAATGGAATGGATCAAAGAACAATTTGAATCTGCTGAAGAGCAAATGGGTGAAGACGCATTCTTGGATGCTTGGGCTTATGAAATAAACGCTTATAACGAAGTGTTCAAAGGTATGAGCAAACTTTTTCACGGAGAATGATAATGATAAATCAACCAGACCATCTATTTTATGTAATATCCTTGGGAGATGCCATTAACACTTTAAGTGTTTTTGGTAATGGTGATCTTGGTGAGGGTATGGAAGCAATCTTGAAACAATTTGAAATTGCTGAAAAATATGACAATGGCGATACGTTTCAAGAGAATTGGCCTATCGAAATCAGTGCCTATAATAAGGTTTCCGGTTCCGTTTGTGGATAGATAATAAAGGATTATATTATGAAAATCGATATGGAATTCATCCAAGAGATCTCAAAAGATCTTGATGGTAGTTGTCGTGATTTTGCGGGTGATGGGGCATATTCAAGTGTGTTTGACTCTGATATGCCAAACCTTGTTATCAAGAAAAGCAAAGATAAAGGAAATAAACTTTTTAGTGATGGTTGGTTATTTTATGCAATATATTGCATGAGAATGGATAAACCCCTACCCTGGATGCCAAAGATATATAGTCTTTTGATTGATTTCGAAAAATGTGAATTCTTTGCGGCAATGGAACGTCTTGAGGGCGATACTAAACTCCCATACGTTACGGGGGATTTAACTCAAGCTATTAAGAGAATAAAGGAAGGTCACGTATATCTTCCAAAAAGAACCGGATCTAGTGTTGTAACCCATCTTAAAAAAATGGATAAGGATCTTATAGAATTTTTTGGTCTAACATATTCCGAATGTATTTTTACTGATGCACACAACGATAACTGGATGAAAAGAGGTAGACAGGTGGTTTTAACAGATCCATTTTGCCTACTCTATAAGGTTCGAAGTGATGATAACCTATTGAAATTTAATCAAGATATGGTTAAATATGCAAGTGGTTGTGATAACATTACTATTAAGGGTAAACCACATGTTTAAACATCTTCAAAATCATTCAATCTTCGTGTCAATATTTCTTATTGGCACGTTATTCTTTGGTGAGTATCTTGATTTCTACAATACGGTAGACAATTGGGATAACCTCATGCATGCGGGTTTTAGTGCGTATTTGACATACCAGATCTCAAATTTTCTTGATAAGAAATTGTATCACGGTGATAAACCACATGACTATTTCCACTTCATGCACGCACTAGGGATTGCCGTAACACTCGGTGTATTCTGGGAATTCTTTGAATATGGCGTTGATGTTACATTTGGAATGAATATGCAAAAGTCAGGTCTTCCTGATACAATGTACGACCTTGCAGTCGATACTATTGGTGCGGTAGTAGGTGTGATTGCCTTTAACTTCCGTTCTAAGTTCCAAAAATAGGGGATTTACTTTTAGGTAAAAATGACTTAAAATGAAATATGAAGGAGAATAAGATGTTTAGAATAGTTTATGGAGAATATGAACGAGGGTTCGGTTCAAGACAATTTGAGGTCGAATTTAGTAAATTGGACGTTGTGACAGAAGTGTGGCTTAAAGAAATTGAAGAGTGGGATAAGGAAGTATCAGAGAGAAAAACCGCTCCTGATTACTATATTAAACCCCTTAATATACAGAGTAAAAATTCGGAAAATATTTGGATTAATATGAATTAATTTCATTTAGGGGTTTAAATCCTGAAAATAACCCTTACTTATATACTATCAAAGAGACAAACAAAGGATTTTAAAATGACTGAAGCACTTACAATTAATGATCTTCGTAAAGAACTCAAATCTCTGGATATTACCGTAGATTATCGCTGGAGTGAAAAAACCCTTCGTGATAAAATCATTGAACGTAAGGAGCAAATTGAATCTGCCGCTGAGTCTAAAAGAAAGCGTATTGCGGGAGATGAAGCAAAAGCAAAAATTCGCGCAGATCTTATTCTTGAGCGTGGACCTTGGGCGGAATTCGCAGATACCCGTTCTGGCCGTTTAAGCTTTGCGGTTGGACACGCTCTTATGATCCAAAAACAACAAGTTAAAATCGCTGCTAAATTGGCTGATAAATTCTCTGGTGACCCAGCTTATACTATGAGTTGGAGTGGTGAATATTTTACCCACGCCGCAGAATTTCAAGTCGCTATGCAGCTACAAGGTGCATTCGAATTGGGTGCAACAGTGGGACAAATTGTTTCCTCTATTACAAGCGAAGTTCTTAACGGAGCACGTTGGCCTGCTAGAAGTACAAGTGTAGTTAGTAACCTGATGGAGCAAGAGGTTCTTGCAGCCCGCTCTCGTCTACTTTCAACTCTTAATTTTGGCGGATGAACAAATTCTGTATGAAAGGGCGATTATATTACCCTCCTGTGCAACGACCTCGACCATTGTCTGATATAACCGAGGTCGATCCGGAAAAAGAACGTTTCGAAGATACTATGAAATATGCCCTTTGGATGGGATTTTCTGATTATACTTCAGAAGAATATTATGGAACACCAATGACATCACA